AAGGAGCAACTGGAACCCAAGGAGCAACGGGAGAGCAAGGAGCAACTGGAACCCAAGGAGCAACGGGAGAGCAAGGAGCAACTGGAAACCAAGGAGCAACCGGACCCCAGGGAGCAACTGGAACCCAAGGAGCAACTGGAACCCAAGGAGCAACTGGAACCCAAGGAGCAACGGGAGAGCAAGGAGCTACTGGTCCGCAAGGAGCTACTGGTCCGCAAGGAGCAACGGGACCCACCGGACCTAACACGGTTACTACATCCACGACCACTAACATTACAGGCCTACTCAAAGGTAACGGCAGTGTAGTCTCTGCCGCAACCGCAGGAACCGACTACGCTGCTGCCGCGCACACCCACACAGGCGATACTCTTGGAGCAGTCGAAAAGATTCAGTTCGATACGACCCCTGCTGGTCTTGCTACAACCGTAGGTGACCTGATCTGGAACGTGGGCGAAGAGACTCTCGATCTCCAGCTAGACGGGTTCGTGATGCACACCGGACAGCACCTGATCTACCACGCTCAGAACAGCACCGGGGATACTATCGCAAAGGGTGCGCCCGTTATGTTCGCCGGAACGAACGGAGGTAGTGGGAAACTGCTCATCAAGCCTTGGGACGGGACTGGCCCAGCGACTCTGTTCATGGGCATCACCGCAGAAGAGTTCACAAACGGTCACCAAGGTTCCGTAGTCGCTTTCGGAAAAGTTAGAGACATCCAAACCAACGGGGATAACTATGGTGCGCAAGACTGGGATAACGGCGCGATTATCTACGCCGGGACAAATGCGGTAAAACTGACTAATGTCAAGCCTTCCGCGCCTAATCCCATTGTTGAGGTGATGGCTGTGATCCGCGCCCACGCATCGGCTGGTATTGTCTTCGTTCGTCCGAATTATATCACTGGGGATGTTTTAGGACCATCAAGCGTAGCCGACAACGCTATCGCTCGGTTCGACGGAACGACCGGAAAGCTCATCCAGACTGGCGGTATCACGATTGCTGACAATGCTACAGGGAGTCTTTCTGGAACGAACTCTGGAGATGTTACCCTCGCGGGGACTCCAGCATACCTGACTATTGCGAACCAAGTTATCACGCGCAACCAAGTCAACCTGACCGCAGCTTCCGCGCACGTTACAGGGACACTCCCTGTCGCGAACGGTGGCACGGGGCAAAATGCCCTCTCGGCTATCGATGCAGCGGACTTCGGAGCTGGTGCTGCTGTAGCTAACGCCGTCTTAACATCCGACGGGGCGGGAGGCGCTCAGTGGCAGCTTGGTTCCGGGGCCATTGAAAACTACATACGGACGAATACCTTTACAACATCAACAGCTACTCTTGCAAATGTCACACCTTTTGCGGTAAATGTTTCACCAAACGAAAAAGTTTTAATTGAAATCGTAGGAGTAAAAAGCACAAACGCAAGTATCGAGGGAATGCGTATCGCGTTTACAGGTCCGGCCAATACGGTTTCTGTGATGTATTTTCTCGAAGCGTGGGTTTCGACAACTGGCGCAAGGATAACAAGCCAAGCAACATCGTTTGCTACTGCGGTGGTCGATGCTTCGGGCAACACAAGCGCCTTTCCATTCCGCGTTGTTTGCATTGTAGAAGTTGGCCCGGACGAGGGAGGAACTATTCAATTCCAAGTTGGGACTGAAAATACCTCTGGGGGGAGTGTTACGATCTCTGGTGGAGCTTTTATGCGCGTTTATCGCATCTAATAATCTATGATCACAGTTCACGACATTCTCTTTTTTACCTTTCCAAATCGCGGAGGTTGGATCGTTGATGGTGATCTGATCACCGCAGGGGATGGTGGCCCTGTCCCTCCAATGGAAGAGATTGAAGCTGCCCGACCTGCGGCTGAGATCGCCCACGCGGCACACTTAGCGGCGACGACCCTCGCAAATAAACGGGCAAACTTGATCCTTACCCGCGCCCAGTTCGGTGAGATGCTAATCCGCCGAGGTATAAAATCTTCTGTCCTCGCAGCTATCGCGGCTATCCAAGACCCTACTACTCGAGAGATTATGGCCGAGTGGTTTGAATATGCACCGACCGTGCGTCGAACTTCCCCGAAAGTCGAGGCGATCCGGCAGCAACTCCTCATCGACGCAGACGACGTAGACGACTGGTTCACCGAAGCAATGACTTACGAGTGATTTGACTTTTGCTCTACAACAAAATAAGGTGGGGGGCATGGTAGCCCCTTCTGCGTTTGTTGATCCATCTTGTTATATCTCTGAGGCCGCCACGGTGTGGCACTTCACGGTGGTGCTTGCAGACGTGACTGTTTTACGGAACACGGTCATCGGCTCTCGTGTCGAAGTGGGGCGAGGGTCCTTTATTGGGCAAGACTCTCGTATCGGTTCTGGCACTTTTCTTCCCGCGAACAGTGCGATTGGCTCTCGGGTGTTCATCGGCCCGAACGTCACGTTTACCGATGATCGGTATCCAGTTGCAGGAAACGTTGGTTACCACGCGGAACCCCCGATCATTGAAAACGATGTTTCGATTGGGGCCGGAGCGGTGGTTCTCCCAGGCGTGCGCATAGGGGCTGGAGCCCGCATCGGGGCCGGGGCGATCGTTACACGTGATGTTCCCCCTGGGACGCTGATTCGTAGTGACCCTGCCCGTCAGCGTAGCGAAGGTGGACGCTCACCGGAACCGTCTGTCGCGGCCGAGAAAGTCGAAATTACAAAAGCATGAAAATCTCTGCCACCATTATCTGCAAGAACGAGGCAGATCACATTATTGATTGTGTGAGATCTCTCCAAGACGTAGACGAGATCATCGTGTGCGACACAGGATCAACGGATGACACACTCCTTCTCGTGAACGGTCTCAACGATGAGCGTATCCGTTTGGCCTACCACGAATGGGGGGATCACTTCGCTGAAGCTCGAAATGCCGCTCTCGCCAACGCTACTGGGGATTGGTGTATAGTCATCGACGCTGACGAAGAACTCGCTCCGGGAGCTATCGCGGCTCTCCGAAAAGCGATTCGGGAAAACCCAACGGCCCAGACTTTTCGTTTCAAGTGCATTGCCAAGCACAGCCCAAGTAACATCCACGAAATGGTAAGAGCACACCTCAGATGCCCGGACATCTACTGGACCGGGAGGATTCACGAGACGCTAAATCACGACTCCCATGTTCTCGCCAATGGGGCAACCCTGATCTATGGATACTCCTCCGCGCACGCGAACGACCCTGACCGGGCACTGAGGCTCCTTAGTCTCGACTACGACGAGCAGTGGGCAACGCCTTCTGGCCCTACCAGGAGAACGCTGTATTACCTGGCCCGCGAATGGTATTACCGAAAAGAATGGGCTAAAGCGGCGGAACTATTTGAGGACCGTGCCCAGTCTATTGGTTACCGAGCTGAGTGCGGTGACGCTCTCCTTTACTTGGCGCGGTGCTACTGGCAAATGCGGCAGGGAGATAAAGCCAGAGAAGCTGCGGTTCGGTCGTTACTGATGGTCCCCGACTGCCGGGAGACCTACGAGTTCCTTGCAGAGATGAGCTACCCGGAACAGGCGAGCGCGTGGAACCGAGTTGCGCTCGCGGCTACGAACACAGGCGTGTTGTTTGTGCGTTCCCCAAGTCCTTCTCAGGAACTGTAGCTCCGCTACGCAATAACACACCAGGACGTGTTATAAATTCTTGTACGTGGCTAAGTAGCTACGCTACAAAGTTCTTTTTATTTATGTAGTAGGGGGTACGAAAACTTGTTCGACGTGCGGGACATCCTGGTAGTAGGTAGCGACGAGTTGCCGCATGTCCGCAATGTTAGCCGTCACACTAGAGTCGCTTACTACTACACCCCCAACGAATTGCCGCAGCTCCATTTGTAAGTCTGTAGAGTCAACCTCTACTAGATCTGAAAGTTTAAGTTCGAAGACCTGCCTGTTGAGATCTTCTTTCATGAACTCGTGGGTTTTATTAAATGGGATCTGCGACAGCAACCCATCCAGGGCATTATAAGTCGGAGTTCTTATATTCCATTCTATGCCCAGCGCACGCTCGATGACCCGCTTCCCTTCTTTACTCAGGATACAAGTCGGGTCCACGCTACGATGGTATTCGAATGTCACGTTCTCCCCGGTGAGCATCCAGTCCAAACATTCATGTAAGACTGCACGTAAAGTCTGTCCCATTAAGTCGTAAACATCCGACGAGTAAGTGTCCACTGCACTCCATCCGCGCTCGGATAACATGAATACCCCCTGCTTGATGTTTTTTATTTTGGGGTATTCACACCCAGTACCGTAGGAAGGAAATCCTTGAAGATCCACGCCACGCAGCCATTGCGATTCGTTAAAATGAATTGGAGTTTTTTGTCCTATAGCGGCAAACATATTTCTAAGCAATGTTTCGGATGCCACTTCTCTCAGAACTGCCACCGGCATCACCGGTATATTATGAAAGTTTCTGAAAATAACTGCTATGATCTGCGCGATCATGTGCTGCCCGTCTAAAGGTAGTTGTGTGTGAACTTTTCTCACAGGGGCTTCCTCGGGGTCATAATGACTCAGGATAGGATTCCCTGGATGGAATACCATCCGGGCGTAGCGCACACCGTCCTCATCTGCCACCCACGAGGGGCCGAAGAAAGTCTTACGATCGGGAGTCCAACCCAAACTAGTAATGCCTTCTGCGATTGGAAGTTTACCACATACTTTCTTGAACGCCCGCATGAGCATGCCTACGCGGCGCCCACTGGTTTCGTGCATTACAGGAATAGGAATTTGTTTCCGCTCATGATCCGTGATGAGGTTTTTAGGAAACTGCTGCAAACTCTTTTCCAACTGTCGTGGTTGGTGTAACGACTGATGCGGAAGCAGCATCGGTACGGTGTACTGGGAGTTCACTAGATTCACATCGTAATACACGTCAGGACTTCCGTAGAATCGGATGCTTCGTTTGAACTCGACCACGAAATTACTGATGCTAGTATCCACTCCTTTGCGAGAGTGCATGTATCCGTCCTCTGTCTGGATAAGCTTGTCTTCACCCTCAACATCCAAGACTTTGTGCTTTAGATGGGCAACTACTCCCCGCGTTAGTTCATGATGTCCTGCTGCTGACAGTTTCACCTTGAGCGCTTCTGAAGCAGAATCGTAAAGTTGAAGCAAATCAATAAGTTGCAAGGTTTCCTGGGTAAATCCCGCGCTCAATAGCGTGTCATAAACAACGTCGACAATGCGTTGAACTATCGGCAAGTCTTCCGATAGCCCGGGACCATTACTCAGCCGGAGATCCATGTCTCTGCCGAGATTGAGAAGCGTTGTCCACTTATTATGTCCACGTTTCTTGTTTTCGATATAAGTAGCCTGGGCGGGCATCCAATTTATCGAGACTTCACTGCTCTTGTACAGGAATCCTAGGGCCACGTTTGTAGGTGCTGAGTTGGAAAATTCCAAATTTTGCTTGGCCAACCCAACGTAGCTGGGCACTAAGTGATACTTATTTGTATACGGTCCCGCTTGTAGTAGACCTGAAAACTGATACTTAGAAGGCTCTACTTCAAAAATTTGAGGCGAGTCATCCTCAAACCTAGACTTGTATAATAGCGCACCTAACGTGTGGTGATTGGTAAAGTAAGGAATTATGAAAGGCCGGGAGTTGCGATTGAGGTTGGGCAACCTCCTTACGCCTTGCTCCGTAAGAAATTCCTCCCAAGCATCTTGCATAGATTCCCAAATCGGGAAAATTAAATACGGGCTCTTTGTGAAAAGATCTTCCCCCAAGCCTGCCCGCAGATGGTTACGCAAATCGCAATCATATTTAGTGGCGGGTACGTGACGCGCAATGCGCAGAAAGAACTCTAAAATATTACGACGTTTCTGTAAATGCCCTGCTACCGCTCGCTGAATCTTAGGTTCTCTGAGATATGCGTGACTGTGAAAGCGTTCGGGAAACATTTCCAGCAAGCGACTTACAGCCTCGTGGTAATCCGGCAGGTTTTGCTGGTAACGTAAAACGTCTACCACGCCCCCGGCCTTCAAATCACAATTCATGTTCTCACACAAAAAACCGTGGGGAAGTACAAATAAGCGGTTGTGACATACCGGACAATTTGTGGTATAGTTTTTCGTGTTCGTATCCTTAACAGGTTCGAACCCTAAACCAGCTACCAAATGTATAGAGGAACATGCTTGCTCCAAAGTTTCAACGTGAACGTTTCTCATACTGAGTTAAGCTTGACCATTCAATAAAGTTCAACGAAAATTGTAACATGGACAAGGACTTCGTGCGCGATAATAATCCGACAGCAATTTACTACGCAGATACCCAGGTAGGATTGCCTGAGTATGTCAAACAAGCAACGGTAATTACCCCAGAAGATCTGGATCGCCTGCATATCTCAGCATTTGCAGACCAGGCGCACCGCTTACATCCCGTGCACAATAAAGCCGCAGCACTGCTCAGCGCAATTTATCTAGCAGGTAATGGTCACACCGACGATAAAGTCTGGGAGCGGACCAAGCAAGCTTGCGCATTCCATCAAATCGAAAAAGACCTCGAAGCGATAGTTTCTGTCTTTAACCATACCAAGAGCGCCACAGAAGAGCCTCAGACGCAAGAGAAGTGGGCGGTGCAAATTCAGTGGAATGAAACAGAAGTAGGATCTTACTACCCGCTTAACAATGCGGAAGAGGTCAAAGAGGCGGCAGTCAATATTGACCAGGATTTCGCAGAAGATCGCATGCCTATTGATTTGTTTCGTACGGGGGCAATCAATATCATGAAAGCTGCGCACGAGAACGAAGTTCCTCTGTCTTCGATTCCTTGGACCGTGCAGCAAGCTGGAGAGCTTCGCTATCCCAATCCCGGTTACGCAGAGACTTTACTTTACACCCGCAAACTTGCTGGCGTTTCCGAAGAAGGTTTGGAGATCTACAAGCAATGCGCAAGCCTAGCAGCGGAAGCAGGTACGGACGAAGCAACGAAGCAGGCTGCAGACTTATGGTTGCTCCTGGACGAACAGCACGGTATCGACTATCGCAAGCAAGCCAACGGCATGCTGATTCCAAGTCCTTACGATTGCTTCTACACGGGCATGCGGCACCAAGACTTAGAGAAGATTGCCAACACGCACGTAGTGCTGCACGGCGTCATGATTCCTGCAGAGGAGTTTGTCGCTGCGGTTTACGACCAGGATGGGCAGTCGGTCAAGCAGGCAGTGCAACGCATGTTCTCCGACGAAGCTAACACGGCTATCGCATCCGTACTGGACGGAGTGGGGCATCTCATGCGCGAGAAATACGCAGCCACAGACTACAGTAATAGTTTGGCCGATCTCCCTGTGTGGCAGCAGAAAAGACTTTTAGAAATTGTGTTAAACAACGCAGTGTGATTTTAGAATGCGTTACCCATGGGACATACGTACGTCCGGAGATTTATTTTCGAACGTAAATACATCCGCGACCGTTTTACATGCGATGGTCTTGACAGCCTACGGCGATGAACTGTATGGCGACGAAGATACAGAAGCAATGGACCCGGTCGAACTGTGGGGACGTGTTCGAGAAGACTTCCGGGTAACGGTACCGGAAGAAAATGAAAACAAGTTGAATGCGCTGATGCTGGCTATCAGCACTGACGCATTCTACGACGATCCTGTAGCTTTCACTGCTATCTGCATGTCGCTTTCCCAGGGAGACCTTGGGGACCTTGTAGACGGTTTAATGGAAGACCTGACAGTACCGGAAATGCTTTGGGGAATTTACGAGGTCGAACTCAACAGAGACGACCAACCAGAGTTCGCCAAGGAAATATTAGCGGTAATTGATCAAACCGTGGCCGAGCAAGCCGAAGAACTAAATGTCGAAGAAACATCAGTCGTGCCTGCCTACGAACAGTATGTGGCCGAAGCCAGAGCCGAGATGTTCGAAGACATGCGTCTTTTAGGTATAGAAGAAGCAATTATACGGAAGCTTGCTTTGGTAGATTTGACTCCAGCTCACGATGAGAGCGGAATGATTGAACAAGAAAATGGACAACAACAAGAAGCCCAGTCGGCGCCGTCCTATCCGTCAAACGGAACGTTATATAGCTCAGTCCCAACGGCATGAAGCCGAAGTGCCAGTAGTGGCTTCCGGGGCTAAGACTGTTTCTATCCTTGATCTGCTTCAGAAGTACGGAAGCAAATTCAGCCCTTGATCAGTCCCCCCTGAGGCCAGCCCCCAAATAGGTCGCCGTCTCCGCCGCCCGAAAGAACCCCAAGGTTTCTTTGTACAGTAACTTCCAGCGCTTTATCGTGCATAATTGGATGCTTCATGTAAAGACGGGCGATGGCGTAGGCAAAATTAATGGCGTGGATGGTATCGTCAGGTTTAGCGCCGTGCCTTCTGTAAAGAAAGCCTGTGCGACCACCGGCGTTCTCAGAGGGAACACGATATAAGTTGAGGAAATCCATAAGGTGATCTTTGGCCTCCTCGAACGGGTAGCATAGAATATCTCCCTCACGCACCGCACGGAACAGCTCAGTGAGCGATTCTGTACGGTTAAGGCACCAGTGGTTATACAGCGCCGAGTTTGAGGGCTGTGCCAATGGTGCCGTGTTCGGAGCGGTATATTGGAATATCAGGTGCCTTTCTACATTGACACATCCGGATTCCCTCAGAAGCATGTTATAAGCACCACCAACGCCATAGTCCGATCCTATGGCGTTGCCTTCATAGCGTTTGTGATCCTCGGCAATTTGCGAAGATATGGATCTGTAATCCATACCGCTGTAGCGGCGCATAAAGAGCACATGCACTTTCCAGTCAGTAGTGATACCGAGGATGGCGTGAACTGTGTAGGAAACTTTGGTGCGGTCTGCAGGATTGTAATCAGATCCACCCCAGTCACACCCGCTGATGATATGGCGATAGTAGTTTGACTTAGCACGCTTCATTAGCGTCTCAGGAAGTTCCGGTAATGCACACATGCGCTGGATATCCTGAAGCGTTATTTCTCTCGCGCCCTCTTCAGTAGGGATACCAAGAACTTCCTGAAGAAATTTCTTGTGGTCATATTTTTTATATACTCGCCAGATTTCTCGCCATTTGACGATATCGTTCGCGTACTCAGGAATGATGATCTGTGGAATATGGAAACCAATTTGGTTTTCGTATTGCATAGACTGATTCGCATGTACGAAAGTACCGTCGGTCACGTCTAAGCGACGTCCAGTCCAGGGACAGGTAGGACCTTCCGGGCGAATGATCTTGAGTACTTCCTCCTCGTTACCACAGTTAATCCAGTTTTTACCATCGCCTGCGCGAATGTGCCACATGGCCATGCTGGATTCTTGATAACGGCATTCTAGCGGAGAATCGATAGTGGTACTGGTACCCGCATAAACTGTGGACGGCATTTTAGACGCCTTTTGCGTTTGTTCAATGTCCGGCTCCAGTTCCGGGTCCAGTAATTGGTACTCGTCGTATAGTAACTCATCCGAAGTTTTAGAACGAGCTTCCGCAGAGTCTGTAAGACATTTCACCAAAGTTATCGTGCTTCCATTATCAAGCTCTTTGTACTTTAGGTTATTCCTTAAGTCTGGATGCTTTCGAGATCCAAATCTAAACTCCCGCTCCATATCGCGTAAGCGGTTTGCATAGGTAGTCAAGAACTCCTGGTGCGGTGTAATGTAAAGACTTTTGTATTTTCTGATAATGTGGGCGTTCACCAGCTGCCTTGCGGCGATACTCGTCGATTTACCGATCTGACGAGAGGCACGGAAAACGATAAAGCCCCCAATTTGAAAGTAGAAAATTGCAAACGCATACGGACGATCTTGTAGGGTCAAGGGTGTCGCCTTGCTCACCGAAGGATGGAAATGCGGGAAGAAATAAGGAACTAGAAACCCAGGATTGTAGTGACAGTGCCTGTACACATCGATGGTGAGCTGATTAACGCGTTCCAAGGCGCTCGGACTTCCTTTACGCTCATTAAGATCAATTTCTGAAATGAGCTGGTCAAGTTTGTGGCGAAATGTACCGTTCGTTCTTGCTTCCCAGTTAATATCGATGTACATACAGGAGTGGCTGATTCAAATTCTCCAGTTAAGTACCTGGATGCACGGAGCGCAAATCAATTTCGCGCACCGAGACTGCGTCATGTCAAATGGTACAAGGATATGGTACCTGTAGAAACCAGTCAAGTGTTAGAAAATGAGCAACAACCCAACACCTCGTCGGAAGAAAAGCCAAGACGAACCGCACCAGCCAAAACTGTCAGAGACCGCTTTAACTCCTGAAAGGCTGGCGCTTTTTTTAGAGTTTCTAGAACAAGACGATTTGTCCTTGGTGTATGATATCCGCCTGCTAGGTGCAGACGGGGAGGTGTTCCAGATAAAAGGAAACTCCTCGTTCCCGGCCGCGATGCGCCAGGAAAATAAGTCTGTTATTCCTCAGCAGTTTCAAGAAGTCGTACAGAACAGCATGCTATTGCCTCTGTTCCGACGCTTCCACGATTACGTGCAAGAGAACGTACAAAATATTTTACCTCGTCCCCCGCTGCCCATGTTTGAGAGTGAACTCGGACTGGCATTGGATGTGGACCGAATGAACGAAGACGATGCCGCAGCAGATACACGCGCGGATCAGGGAGTTATACCCTGACCCCAACACTCACGACTTTATTTTATACACGGATGGGTCCGGTCACGCGGACGGGTATGGGGGTAGTGCTTGCCTGGTGCAAAGTAACTCCCATAAAAAACGCGCGATACATCTCGCGGCCTATTCCAATACGTCCACCGACAGGGCGGAGTTTGAAGGTTTACTAAATGGGTTACAGAGCATCGTAGAAATGATGCAATGGAAATCCCCTTCAGATTATGCTGCCTTAGAGCAGCGCCCTAGGAAGCTTACGGTTGGCTGGGTCACAGACCGGGAATCCCTGGCGCTTTCCGTATGGAGGCAAGAGGATGGTACCACGGTTTACCAGCGCAAGAAGCAAGGAGACCTGTGGGCAAGGTACGAATATTACGAAAAAATATTCTTGGTTACACCTTATGTGATCGCCCGCAACAGTACAACTACCCACGCTTACGTGGACAGGCTTGCTAGTGAGGCGAGAATTCTAATTAAAGAATACATGGAAATTTTACAAACAGAACAAGCGCATGGCGAATTGCAAGATACTACATACAGCGGACTGGCATCTACGTGATAGTCAGTATTCGACTGTAGCCAGAGGAGACGACTTCACAAAGGCGGCATTCAATGTACTGGACATTGCCATGGGGCATGGGGTAAATGCTATATGTAATTCTGGAGATATCCTGAACAACAAAAGACCAAGCTCCAAAAATATACGGGACTTGGTAGAAATCGACAGACGATTGCAGGAAGCAAAAATACCAATGTATGTGATCAGCGGAAACCACGATCTGGCCAGTCCTAGCTGGATCAGTCTGGTGGATGAGGAGACTAATGGTGCTCGCAGTGACAAGAAGATCTACGGGATTATCGATGCGGACGACAAGTTTCTCACCATACCCGGTACTGAAATAACATTGTACGGCGCCCCTTACAAAGGATCTAAATTGTTCAGAGACCAGCAGGCCAGTTGGCCTGAGGCGGATATATTGATGTCGCACGAATTGGTAAAGGAGTTTGCAGCTTTTCAAGCTTCAGAAGAATCCCTATCAATCGCAGACTATCCTTGCGATAAATACCAGGCCGTACTTCTTGGGGATATTCACACCAACGTTTACAGAATTGTTAACGGCACAGTAATCGGTTACCCGGGGTCTGTGGAGCTGTGTTCGAGTAACGAGAACATAGAGAAATATGTCACGTTGTTTGAGTTTGAGGACGGGAAGCTACAGGTTACATTGCCAGCACGTACACTTAGCATCGCTACTAGAGAAGCTAAGTTCTACCAAATACGGGACGACATTGCCCTGGACACTGCACTGCAGGATGTACAAAAATGCGTAAAGCAAGATCCTATTATTGTCGTGAAGTACGACAGAAGAATGGTGAACGTACCTATGGCTTTTATGACGGTCACCGCAGGCACTAAGTCTATTCTTCGATGCGCAGCATTCTCAGACGTAAACGCGAACAAGCTTCTTGGCTTAGGATCGGAAACGTTAGATGCAAACCACATAAAGTCTCCCGCTGACTTCGTGGAGAATTATATCGACCCAAAGACAGATCTATACACACTGGCAATGCGATTGGTGCATCCGGATGCGCCTCACAGGGATTTGCTAAGTGAGTATATAAACTCAAAAATAGAAATGCATGAGACTGACACGTTTGAAAGTTGAGAATTTCGGTAGGCATAAAGCCATCGATAAGGAAATAGATGTACCTGTGCTCGGGCTAATGGGGCCGAATGGTTCTGGGAAAAGTACGTTACTTTCAGCGGTTAAATTTTTGTTTACTAACGAATTAGAAGACAAGAATGAAACGTACGTGAGAAACACTTTTTCCGAAGAGCAGGGTACGCCCTCCTTTGCCAAAGTTACCGGATGGTTTCGTAAAGACGGCAAGGAGGGTGAGATCATGCGGCAAATTGGTTCCACCACTAAGCGGCACCTGAAATGGGACGGGGAGATTTACACGTCAGCAGCTGACGTGGAAGACAAACTCAAGGAAATATTTGAGGCAGACAAGGAAGCCAGGAGTAACGCCATATTCCCACCGCAAGGATCTCTGGACAAACTTATATTCGGTACACCAGCCGAACGAATGGAATTGTTCAGCAAATTGCTATTGGTGGGATATATGGGGAAAATATCCACGCTATGCGAAAAGCAAAGTGCCATACTTGGTACTATGGTACGTGACTATACTTCCTTGCATACAGAGGTAAAGGCGCAGCACGCAGCAGCAGAAGATACTTATGCGCAACTGGAAAACCAGAAGAACCAAAGCTATAACTGGAAGGCTGACAAAGAAGCCTTCGAAAGATACGCACAAATTCAAAACGCGGCCGTGTCTATTATTTCCCAGAAAAAAAATATAGATATCTCCGTCCAAGATAAAATCTTGTCCGCTAAGAAAATTACCAAAGATATTTCTTTAGCGTTGGGAGGTTCCGACGATGCACCTGAGCTAACATTCGAGGAGATAGAAGCAAAGGTTACCGACATCAAACAGCAAATTAACTCTGCGACTATTGATGTGTCGGAGTATAAGCGCATTGCTGAGATTTCCAGGAATATTCAGCATTTGAAAGAAAGAGAAGACTCTATCCTGAAAGATCTGAGCGATATACCTGAAGGAATAAATACTGCAGATATACAAAAAGATATAGCGGCGCTTAGACAAGATTTAGCCACGATGGAGCTGCACGAAAAAATGCAGGGCGAACTGCATATGTTTCATATGCCGATGCTGGCTAAAATAAAAGAAGCGCTGGCTAGCGGGGTCATAGACTTTGCGGTGGGAGTTCCAGAAATCGATCAAGTATTGAGTGGTAACCCAAAACTTCCAGATGCTCCTTCTGAGGCGCAAATGCAAGTTTACCTAGATTTCGAAGCTGCGGCAAATCAAGAAGTTGTAGCTTTGAAAGGACAGGCTACAGCGCTCCAAATCATTGTCAATATTGACGATCAGAATACAGGCTCGTGCCCGGTATGCGGTCAGTGTACATCAGGACATACGGAGGATTGGTCAGAAAAACTAGACCTAACCAACCGCATGCTGATTACAGCGCACTCTAAGCACCGAGCGGCAGCTCAGGCCCTACAAGTAATGCAGGGTAACATACAGCTGCGGGAGTCTGCGATAGCACGCCTGAACGTCATGTTGGTAGATAGACAAGAAGAAGTAATAAAAATTCAACAAGCATCGAGCCCCGTAGATTTACAAGCAATGGAAGCTATGCGTTTGAGAATGGCTTTACTTGTGGATCAGGAGAGAGAGCAATACCAGCTGCACCAAAAACAACAAATGCTAGTTGAAGAGCTTTCTAGAATTCAATCAGCTTTGAAAAACATACCTGTTTCGGATGCAGAGATTGCCGAAAGTCTATCCCCGGGAACTCTGCAGGTCACAGAGTTAAAATTAGAAGAGCTTCTTAGCACATACAAGAAAGTGAACCTAGGGCGAGATGATACCTACTTCCTAGACACAATATCCAGTATACACCTGGACGTATCTAAAATCGAAGCGCAGTCACAGCAGCTCCAAGATATTTATTTACAGCATGTCAATGATGCGAAAGTAGAAAGCGGCAACTTCACACCCCAGCTAAACGATCTCCTGAGTGAGCAATCAAACGACGCGTCAAGCGTCATAGAGATACTTACCCAAAACACGAATGCTTTCAACGAACTAACAGGTGCCGTGAGGCAAGCCAAAGAACACGCCGATCAACTGCAAATTCGTAGAAATGAAATAGAGTTGCAAATCGATCGTGACCAGCAACGGCAATTACTGATCGCAGAAATGCGTTCCTTAAAAGATGTTTTTGGGAAGAAGGGGATTCCTCAGACGTACGTCCAGTACATCTATGAGAATTTGCTGCCAGTTGCACAAGAAAACTTGAACATGCTTGGGGCGGACTTCGTTATCGCCGTAGACCCCGACGAGCCCGTGACATTGCGCTTCATGAAGCTCAATTCCGACGTCAGCGGCTGGATGCCCCAGAGTAAACTCTCCGGGGGGCAGAAGGTGCGGGTTAGCATTGCTTTCCTGCTTGCCGTACAGCAGCTGATTATCCCGGACATCGCGTTCCTCGTGCTTGACGAGCCCAGCACCCACATCGATGATGAGGGCATTGAAGCAATGAAAGAGTTGTTCCTCAATCTTGGGGAGCAGTTACAGAACACGGAAGCGCAAGTTATTGTATGCGACCACAAATCTGAATTGCACGCGGCGTTCCACGAAACTATAAATCTGGCGTAAGGAAGTTACGCACCAGAAGTCATGCTTTATAATTTAAAGATTAAAGTCACAAGTCCTTGGCTCGGAGATATAAGACGGGCCAAGGACACCCACCGCAGATTTCAAAGGGGAAATACACCCGATATTTTAGCCTTTGACCTGCCCAGGTTGTACTGGACTCTAGAGGAGGCGCGTGACGCGTTGAAGCTGCCCCATGTTGATATCAAAACAATTCGTATGGAGGAAGGATTTCGATCCCCTACTCTGACCAGCTATCGACGCCGATTTAGTTCGCGCCAAGGTACGCAAAAACAGGAAGACTTCTTCGAAGCTATTCGCGAGAACACATTACTGAATATGCAAGTACTGGTGACACGGCAGATGACACAACACACATCTACCAGCAAGCCTCCTACCCAGGAAGAGTTATCACAAATATTTAAGTTTGTAGGAGCCATGCTCGGATTAAGTCCTTGGGGAGGACATTTCGGATATGGACGTTTTGAATTAATTAGTCTTGAACCACATGAACATTCATCTGTTATGGGATGACTGTGCCGTGTCCGTAGCTCCGTTAATTCCCGAGTTGGAGCGGGAACTAACATACAGAGAGAAAAGTTTTAAAGCCCCCGATCCCAATAAACCTTGGGATCGGCGTACCGTTTACACCAACGAAACGGTATTAAGACCCCTACCCAACGTTTCTCCGGAACATCGTTCCGCGACGACGTATCAAGGTCTATGGCTTCATATAAAAACATTTCTGGAGCAACAAGGACACACAGTCTATCTGCACGATAACCGTCTCCCGTTCCCAAAACCTAAATTAGAGGTTATGAGCGGATTCAGGTTTAAACAAAAGCAACTATTAGAAACTGCGCTACAGGCAGACTGCAGCGGACTAATAGGAGCACCAACACGATATGGGAAAACATTCCTAATCATCAACACGCTCAAGGCTTATCCCGATATCCCAACCATTGTCGCCGCTCCCGGAAAGGATCTGGTAAAACAATTGTACGACGATATCCGACAAGCTTTGCCACAACGCGATGTAGTTATGATCGGTGGTGGAGGTAAAGCCAAGTATCAGAATGACGACATCACCGTCGCCAGTATTGATAGCTTGCACAAATGCGAGCCGGGAAAGACTCGATTGATGCTTATCGACGAACCCCATACCGCGGTAACCGACAGCCGACTACCCATCGTACACGAATTCCACAAAGCCAGACGGCTGGGATTTGGCGCTACCTTGGATGAACGCTACGATAACCGGGGAATCCTCGTAAAGGGGTTGTTTGGTCCGGTATTGTCAGAACGTACGTTTGCTGAAGCAGTGCAAGAGGGGGCGGTAGCTCCGTTGCGCGTGTTTATGCTAGAGGTTGGGCTGGACATACTAAATTACGGCGACCACTCCCGCGCCTATAAGACGCTACTCTACGAGAACGAGAAGATTGCTAAACTAGTTGCGAGAATCTCTCACGAGATTTTGCCCGAGGACTGGCAAACCATCATGTTCATCAAGAATGAAGCGCAAGCTGAGCACTTCAAGCAGCATATCGGCGATGCAGGTACGATCGCTATGGCTAAAAAAATGACCTCTAAAGAAAGACTTCAGATGACACATGCGATGAAGAGCAATGAAATAAAACGTTGCCTCGCGACTGACATCTATGCCACTGGCGTGACATTCAACCATGTCCGTGCCGTGTTCAATCTTTCCGGAGGTGGACCTTATGCAAGCACCATCCAAAAACCAGGACGTGTGGTTGAAGTGAGGGACGGTAAACGTTGTGGGGTGTTGTTTGACTTCAATTTCGTACCAAAAGCGGGCGAGGAACACAAGAGCAAGCAAAGCTCTGCCTGGGATCTCGTGCGCGAAAGTAAACAGAGATTGGACTGCTACACGCGTAAAGGCTACGACATCCAAATCGTAAAGAGTTTCTCCGAGCTTAACGAATTATTTAAAGAACTTTGTTTATGATTGAGTTCGATGAAAAATACAGAGACGCTGTAGCTCGTGAAATACGAAAAATATACAGTGAGCGTAAAGCCGCAGTAATGGGGCGTCCCTGGAAACCCAACGAACGTCACAGAGCATTTGAAAATTGGCAGCGTGCAGCAGATCAAGCGTTACGACTCAGCGCCCCGGCAGAAGCTTATGTGCATGCGGCTTTCAGACACTGCAAACTATCTACGGGACCATTCCCAAATACACTGGCAGGGAAAGCTGCTGAAACCTGGTGGGACAACTATTGCAGGGAGAACCCAGGCTATGCACGCCAGAAAACCGAGGAGGAAGAAAGTCCTCCTGTCGGAGAAACCGTAGCGGTAGAGGATATTAAAAAAGAACTCTCCCATTTACGTAACGCCCTTTACCAGATTACCGGGGAGACGGACTGGGCCCCGATCGGCCCCAAAGGTATCGACGTCGTACGTAGCGAATTGCTACCTATGACGCCGCACCTAAGGTTGATCTTGTCTTACCCGGACGAAACAGTCAAAAAATATTACAAAGAAGAAATCATGGAAAACTTTCAAAAACGTCCGGACGTGTTTCGTGCGATGTGTTCCTTGGGATTTGACATGAAAGAAATAACAGAATGGCTGAAGAATTAAAATCAAAACTAGATGCGTACATTTTGGAAAACCCAGAATGGTACGAGAACTTGGTACTAGGGTGTATCATAAAGGACCGTAAGTTTTACTTAAAGGTCCGAGAGGTACTAAATGTAGAGTTTGATAAGAAGACACTATGTAATGATTTTTCCGACATCTACAAAAACATTGTTTACCGAATAGTTTCTCGATACAACGGCAATCAGGAAAATTTGCTGGCAAAGTATCCTGAGAACAAATTCATATCGATTGCGGAATCAACGTTAAACACGCTATTACATAACCAGGCGGTAGCAGGGGATAGTGTACTAGAAGAAGAAATACCTACAGCACTCGCAACGTTCAAAAAAGCGAATGAAGTAGATGTGGCGCAGTGGATTTCTTATGTGGACGCTAATTTCGTAGAATGGATTGGTCGTGTAAAAACGCTTAAAGTTATCAAGAGTCCGTACGCATTTGGTGCATGGACTTACAATGAAATTTACAGGCGCCTAGGAGAAATCGAGAAGCAAGTCTCCCCCGTCAATTACGGAACTACTATCAGCCGTGGACTGTTGGGTAAGTTTCTCGACAACCCTATCGTAGTAGAGCAGCACAATGTACTACCTTCCAATATACCAGGACTCAATGATGCTTTGGCTGGAGGCTTTGGGCGCAAGGAAACAATTATGCTTATTAGTCCTCCCAGTGGCGGTAAAACTATTTTTGCATGTCAGCTAGCGGGACACTGGGCTTCGATAGGCTACGGTGGTATTTTCGTAACCACGGAGCAAACCCAGGACGAATTGGAAATTCGTATGGTGTCAAACTTTGCGGGCATTCCATTTAAGAATATCGTCCGCAAGTGGGATCCAGCTGCGCTCTCCGAGAAGCACGCGCACAACTATATGACATGGCGTAAGAGCATCAAAGCTCCGGTCATGTTTGTAGACTGGACGATACCAGGGTCAAAGAATGTGGTTACAGATTTAGAAAACGAAATCACTCATTACAAAGAGGAGTTCGGTAAAAATCCTGACTTCCTCATTTTTGACTGGATCGGGGGCGCGCTACAGCAAATGGCCAAAGGCGATCCCTCCGCCGTACGTTGGCTTTACAAAGAGGCCGTAGACTCGATCTGCGGGATTGCCAGAAAATACGATATCGCAGGCGTTGTCCTGGCACAGGCTACTCCAGGAAACTCCATCAACAAATATCCCTTGGACCATCGGGATCTCGCTGAGGCAAAAAACATGACCGAGCGGATCACGGCACTAATAGGATTGACGGCCTTGATGAGTCGGGACATGGACCGCGAAACCGACCACGCCCAGATCGTTTACGCAGAAAAACAATTCTTGTGCGTTCCCAAAACTCGTAAGGGTCCTGGTGCTAACGTCCCTGTAAAAAGGGATTACGGGTATCAGCGCATCGGAGTCCTCTAAGGTAGTTGACGAAGTCTCACTATTCAGCTAATATCACCGCCTCTTACACGGCAGCGTCGCCGGGAAGAATCAGAACATGCGTTTGGCTTGTAAATCATTAAACGAAAAGGGAGGGTGGAAACCCACCCTCCCTCTCTGTTTATTTTGTCGAGCTGTTGTTGTCTGTTTGCTTTCTAGTAGTTATGCGGCCTGCACAACTTTCCTACACTATGATCACATTAGACACAGCTCACGACCCGGCCATTAAAGCGCAGCTTACAAAAACAAGCAAGGGAAAAAAATCGAAAAAACATCGCAATCTTTTCCGCTCTGTGCCTCGGGCAGTGCGCGAGAAACTCCTGGAGGAAGCCAAGCCTCTGTGGACTGAAACCCAGCCTGTGTCTGTTGCTCCTGTGCAGGAGATTATGCAGCGTGACGGATTGGGAATGGCAGAGAAAATCATTCTTTCGTCGATGATGACGTCTGCTCCTGTTTTCGAACACACCATGGGTACGGTGCGTCGATTACTCTCAAAGGATGGATCAAAGAAGGCGGACGTAAAAACAGCCGCTAGGTATCTGAACATACTTGAGAAAAAAGGTTATATCAGGCGGGAACACATTGCCGGGCGAAATGGTGGGTACTACCGCTACCTCCTTGAGACTCTCTTTTTGACCCCCTATGGGAAAAATTCCCAACATAATAGAATCTTATTAGATTCTACTCCTAACCTCACCGACCAAGTCGGTGAGAGGAATGAAGAGGGGTCTAACGAGAGTTCCGGGAAAGGTAGGATCACTAAGGCTCAAAGCCATGCTAGATCTGCTGCTCAATCTTTGGTCCAGCCTGTGGGAGACATAAAATCTACTGTTAACAAAATACAGATAGATTCGAGAAGACCTTCAGGTTGGAAAAACAAACTCAAGTCAATCTACCTTTACGAAGAGGTGGACGAAGCTGCGGCGGAACGCCGCAAGCGGAAAGAAAATCCCAGCCTCACAGACGGCCCGGAAAAAGCTAAAACCAAGGTAAAGTCCTCAAAGCATGCTGCGATTCATTGGCCTACGGCCAAAGCGTCACAGGCTAACGCATTAGCCTGGATAAACTCTCATCCAGAAGGGCGTACACTTGCTACTAGGCTACTTGATATGTCTAACCAGATTGAGTGGACAGGTCCTCTTGCCCGGGCCTTGTTCAAGCGCTGGCAGTCCGGAGTTATCACCCCCGGTGTAGTGTTGAAGTTGCGTAAAGTGTTGGAAACCAAGCCAGAGGAAACTAGCTTGCGTTATTTGATATTCCGCGGCGTAGCGTATCTGGAAAACAAATCGGCTCTCCTGCAGGCCGAGCAAGAAATTCTGGAGAATAAAATCACCAGTTTTGTTTTTGGTAATTACACAAGGCTTCACACGGACCTTCTGGTCGCCGAGAACTTGCTTCGTTTGTTACATTCCAGAAATGAAGTGGACTACGAGAATGTGTTTGCGACGACCTCTGCAGCCATCCCGCGCTACGCTTTGCTGGCGTGCCTTAACGAGATGGGTTACAGAGATCTTGCCATGGAGTTTCAGTCCAGACGTGAGCTGTGCTTGGAGCAGGAGATGGCGGATAACTTCTTGATTTGGAGTAGCATGACCCGTTGCTACAAATCTGATCCAGACGTGTTCTTCTTCGATAAATCGTGCGCTAACTCGTTACGCCATCGGGAGAAGTTTCTTTTGCAGCAGGAGTGCGCTATGTTTGGCTTGGACTACCAGCGTGTTGTTGACGGATACGTGAGCGCGGAAAGCTCCGAAGGTTGTGAATAATTTAAAATGCACTCAGAAAATGTCTCCAAGTCAGAAGGCTTGGCAGAGTCCGACATCCCAAGGGAAGTTATGTTGTTGGCCAGATCTCTGGCTAGAATTCACGGTGAGGTCGTTGTGCGTAACGAAGCCCACGGACTACACCTCTATATGGCTAGCCCCACGGCGCTTGAGAGGGATGGCCTGAGAGAAATCCAAAGCCGTCACCTCACTGTTAATGCTGATAGGTACTTAGGGCGAGGTCAATGGCAGAACCGAGTCGGGACTTACGACCGTGATCGGTCTGCTGTTTGCCATAAGTACGGTACCAAATTCAGCGTATCCGACCTGCAGCAATTTCCTCCGTTGGAGCAAAGAGGGGTGCAGGACGTAAAAAGAACTGTGCTTAACAACGCGGTAGATCGTGAAAAATATCTTATCGACGACGGCTTAGGGCATCGTATCCCGAATCACCCAGGTACGATAATCCCGGTTATGGAGCTCCCAGCGGATCACCCTGCTATCGGTTACATTCGCTCCAGGGGGTACGATCCTGCGGTGCTAGCCTACCAGTTTCGCTGCGGTTTCTGTCAAACCGAGACGCCTGAAAACGCAGACATAAAATTGTTTTACAAGAAGTTACCAGGAGGTTTCAAAGACACTCCGCAAGGTCGTCTTGTTTTCCACGTCGACGTACATGGTGTACAGGAGGGCTGGCAGGCACGCATATTGGAAAAAACTGAGGGTAATCACAAGTACCACTGGCACCCTTACGCCTGGAGGTGGGTGCTTACGCACGTACTAGATGGTAATAACTGGGTGTTACTTCCGGAATACCAAAATTGCCCTTACATCTGGAAACCTTCTAAATACAGATCTGCGAATGCGATGCAGCGTAGTCGCGTTGTCATGGGCTACGATGCGGCTGTTAGCTGGAACAAACGCTACTTCCCCGGCTCGCCATTTTGTATACTGGTGGAAGGGCCACTAGACGCCGGGAGGTTTGGGCCTCCTGCTTGCGCGTTTCTAGGAAAATATTTAAATGAGGGTCAGGGCGATTTGATTGCAAAAGCCTTCCGCCGGGTTATATACCTTACGGACAATGACGCCGCGGGAAGAGAATCTGAAGCCTCTATTTTGCGCTCCCTGGACGGTAAAGTAGATCTCCGAAAAGCGTCCGTCCCTGCCAACTTTAAAGACGTTGGCGAGATGATTCGCGGAGACGCTTGGGATCTGGTAAAAGAACACATCCCAACTTAAACAAAAGAATGTTAGCGTATGGAATATCAGAAACGAGTCTACAGGAACGAACGTCCTCCAGACCCAAAACAACCAGACTACGGTGAGCGTCCGCCCACCAAAATAGATTCCACCGGATATAAAAAAGGCGGTATCTATTACGTGGCCGGGGTAGGTCCAAAGCCTGCGCAGATTATGTTTATCGCACCTTCTCTCCTTGAGGAGGAAGCCGCCACGAAAGCCGAAAGTGTCACTGGGCGTACTATTACGCAAGACGGTGCTTACTTACGCGGACAGGCGGGCGCGGTTTTCAAAGACTTGGCTTCCAGCGTGGGTATAGAAATGCAGGAATGCTATTTCACTGCCTGGTGTAAATGGTTGCTTCCTAAAAATAACAGGAGCAATCCCACCAACGAGCAAATGGATTGGGGAAGGCAGGCTCTCATGCGGGAGATTCAAGAAGTAAAACCTGCAATCATTGTTTGCCTTGGAGGTAAGAAAATATTTGATGAGCTCTCCGGTATTACAGTGAAAGCCAAGGATGTCCGTGGAGGTTGGTTTCTCCATCACGACTCCGGCGCCAAGGTGTATCTGATGGAGAACATGGCTTTACCTCTCATAAAGCCAGAGTATCTGGAAAAGTTTCGCGTGGATCTACGCAGTATCTGTAGGTTGTCCATGTCACTTTCCGGCATTGATGTTTACACACAGCCAACGAACTACATCACCATTAATAATTCTAATGAGATGCAGAAGTTGGTAGCCATGTGGGCTTCCAAAAATATAAGATTGTTTTCGGTAGACTGTGAGTGGCATGGGAGTAACCACGTGAACGGACAGCTTAGGTCTATCCAATTTTGCTGGGCTCCAGGCGAAGCGGTTTACATCAGGTTCATGGATGATGCCTTGAACTATGTGTTCGACGTGGATTACCAAAAGGCGGGTATGCTTCTTGGTTCCTGGCTGAACCGACCAGAATGCAAATACATAGGGCACCATTTTCCTGCGGATGCCCCGTGGATGTATTCGTGGCTAGGATTGGATTGGTACAACAAGTGCGTCTTTGACACGGAGTTCGCACAGCAGACCGCCGACGAATATGAGGAACTAGGCCTTGAGCGCCTGGCCATGAAGTACACGGATTTGGGGCGTTATGACATTGAGCTGACTTTGTGGAAAAAACAAAGCAAAGGCTTGTCCTCGGGTGGATATGGGCGTGTACCGGATGAGATACTTATTCCGTATGCTTGCCGTGACGTGGACACTGTAATGCGGGCTTATCCTTACATTTATGATAACTTACGTAAACAGGGATTGCTCGACTACTACCACGAAATATTCTTACCGTTTACGTCTAATATATTCACGACGTTCTCTTTGCTCGGACTACCTATCGACATTGAGCAAATGTCAGAACTTCGTGAGCTCTACAGTTTTGCTAGGCAGAACTTGGAAGTAGCTCTTCGCATTGCAATGCACGAGGAGGCTAAAAGTTTGCTGCTGCGTGAAATGTTCTTGATCAAAGGGAACCTTACAGGCCCGCAGACTGTGGAACTACTTGAGCTGCATAAGGAAGTTATTGGGCAAATAGCTACAGGTGACGATGTAGACGATCCTTGGATGCTTGTGAAGCGCTACGTCGGCGTATCAGGAGTTGCCCGGATAAAACCGTTCTTCGATCATTTAGTGGCTTCGCCAAGTTTTAATCTCAGAAGCAAGCCTCAAATGATGCGATGGCTTTTCGAGGTCAAAGGCTACATGCCTATTAAATCCACCAACAAAAAGGAAAAAGGATTGCCTTCGGTTTCTTGGGACCGGGTTATAAGGATGCCGCCGGAAGCTCGTAAAGAGTATTCTCCTTCCACAGACATACAAACCTTGGAGATATTGTATGAGACTCATAATGATTCGGTTTTGGGATATTTGATCCGCCTTAACGCTGTGGGTAATATTACTAAGCAATTCCTCAAGGAGCCCATTACCGACGATGAAGGCAACATCACCCAAGAACGAGGATTACATGAGTCGCTTTGTTCGGACGGATGTGTCCACGGACAGATGAGTACAACGGAGACCGGACGCCCAAGAAGCTGGAATCCAAATATTCTTAACTGGCCTTCCTGGGTTAACGACAAGATCACTGAGGGTATCCAGATTGCTCTAAAGCAAGCGGATGCAATTGGCACTTTGCCTGAAGCTTTCCGGAAATATTTGGAAACCAAACCTCCATCCATACGTTCTTGCGTCAAAGCTCCGGATGGCTGGTGTTTCGTGGAATCCGATTACCAGACTGCTGAGATCAGAGGGTTGGCGTTCATCAGCGGCGATGAGAATCTCATTCGCATCATGACTGAACCCGACCAGCAATATAGAAAGATAAAAACAGAGAATGGGCAGGCTAAATTTGTTCGAGTTCTGTTTGACAATTTGCTCGGGATTTCAGAGGAATTGTACGGGCACCTTCTTTCGCCCGACGCCGACTTCGATGTAGATGCGGAAGGTAATTACATTTCTCCACAAGCAGACTTGCACTGGTCTCTGGCAGAAATGGTTACGCACAAGCCTCGTGAAATATTGAATAAGGATGTAGAGCGTAAGGGACTCGGTAAGGTGGGAAATTTCTCCTCTGCCTACGGAGCTTCTCCTACGACCCTAGAGCGAAAGATTGAGCAAGATACTGGCGTAAAACCCGAAGAAGGTACTGGGCAAGCGGTTCTAGATGCGCTACGGTTACGCCAGCCTGTGGCTGTAGCATTCTTGGAGCACATGGAAAATGTTCCCGCGGAAGTGGGACATTATCGAAGTCCTTCCGGGCGTATACGTCACTGCCCCATGGCTACCGCCGTGGGAAGAGATGCGAAAAATTACCTCGCATCTCTTGGGCGGGAAATGAGAAATTTCCCGATGCAAAATAACGTGGCGGACACCGCCGCAAGGGCCGCCAATTGGTTGTTGGATTACTTTGTAGCCAACGCCATGCAAGCAAGGCCCCTTATTGTGTTATATGATTCTGTAGTAACCCTGTGTCCGATATCGGAAGCACAAAAGGTTGCGGAAATGCACCAAATTTTTATGTGCGATATGAACACTTGGACAGTGGAAAATAGGACATTCAATTACCCTATTGACACGGATTACGTAAAACGATGGAGCACGAAACCAAACGCCGAAGAAAGGCTTGAACTCGATAGCGTTCTGTCGTAAAGAAAAAAACACCGCCGACGTTGCGGACCAATAACGTCATTAACAGCAAATGCAAAATAACCAAATGGGGCCTCCTCGCCCCTCGTTCAATAAAGAGACCGCAAGGTCTTGGATGGATTACTTCCAACCCGGAGTTACGGCCTTCGTACCTACGGCAAAGAAAACGTTCGTAGGGAGGATTCTTCCCGGCTTCGACTGGCGCTTCCCTGCGGATAGCGCTGAGTTCAAAAACGCAGTAATCCCTTATCGTGATTCCGCTACGGAGGATCCAGAAACCAAACAAGGAGTGCTCAACTCCTTCTTCATTCGTGTGCCTGCCTATTCCTGGTTCGGCAATGCGAAGGCGCGGTTTCTCTCTCCAGCTGCGCGTCGTAATATGGTGGAGCCTTACGAAGCTTCCGATCTGTGGGACCCTGTTACTGATGTACGCAATTTTGCACTGCAAAGCGCGAACCCCGACATCAAGAACTTGGCCAAGAAGCCCGTCTCCGCCAAGGAAGGCCCGGTGCTCCCCTACCCAGGATGGAAGTGTCTGTTCAACTATTATGGCCACGATGTGACCGAGCATGGGTGGAAAAACGCCGTGATTGTCGTATCCGACACCGGCGGTACTGACCTCGTCGACAAACTCTCAGAGTGGCGTCCCGGTATTGAATCGGTTGTGGATACGGAATGGCCTGACTATCTCTTTGGTGACATTACTCACCCCGAGACGGGATTGCTGACAACTGCAGCACAGATTCCAGGTAACCCACAGGCTTTCAGCGGCTTCACTTTGACCAGCGGGACTCATAAGTCGGCGCAGGGAGTGCAGCGTATGGCTGTGCCCCCTCAGGCGGTGCAGGGGCGTTACAATATTTGGTCTTCGGATTGTCTGAAGATCTACACTTATCAGGAGCTTGTGGATTTCCTCGTAGAGGATGGGGCTATTCCCTACGAGCTGGTACAGCAAGCTTGTGGTGGTCGTTCCAATGTTGGTAAAAAGCCAACTTCGTTCGCGGCAGCTACGCAACCATGGCAGACAGCAGATGTGGTGTCCAACGCGATGCCTGCTCCTCCTACGCCCGCTCCCGCACCTGCTCCCCCTGCTCCTGCTCCTGCATTCATTGCAGGGAAGAAGTTCTGGGTGACTGATATGACAACCAACACGGTACTTTCTGGTCTTCAAACAGAACAGGATGTCGCCGAGAAAGTGTCGCAGGGGGCTCAATATTTCCTGATGTCGGAGGATCAGTCTGGCGGGTGGATGCCAGCCTCTACGTTTGGATTTATGCCTCCGGCACCCGCAGCACCTGCACCCGCAGCGCCTGTGGCTATGCCCGCACCTGCGGCACCCGCACCTGCGGCACCCGCAGCTATGCCTGCACCTGCGGCACCTGTAGCGCCAGTTGCTCCTGTTGTACCCATGTCTATGCCTTCTGCACCTCCGACTCCGGAGTTGCCGCAGCAAGCTAAAAGTGCAATAGAGATGTCACTGGCTATCCAGGCGGGTAACGTGCTTCCTCGTACCGAAATCCAGCAAACTCGTTTTACTGAGCTTTCGGAAAAAGGATACGCCAATCTCTCGATTGAAGAAACGCGTGAGTACTTGGAGTTGAATACCATTTACGGAGCGCTGTAATTCCGCATAAACGGTGTGAGCCCGAGCCGAAAATTCGGGCTAATTTTTTATGCCAAGACCAAAGAAAATAGTCGATGTCGCTGTGGCAGAGCCACCAAAGAAACGCGGAAGGAAGAAAAAATCCGACGCGCTGGTAGGCGAGGCTGTAGTTGCGGATTCGCCGCTCCAATATGACAGCGAACGCAATCACGTTATTGCTAGTAGAGCACCGGATCTCGGGTTTGATATTCTGGATCCCAAGAATGATATCATGACTAATGCTGCCAAGGTTTTGTCTTCTGTCGTAGCTAGAAGAAAGAATCAAAGCATTGGTATGGCTCCGGCGTCCGAGATTCGTCAGAATGTGCTCTGGGTGCCTGAGTTTGAGCTTCAACACACGATGGGGTTCGTTGGTATCCCTCACGGCAGCATGACGGAGCTCATTGCCCCGGAAGGTGTTGGTAAGACTTCACTCGTCTTCACCATTGCAGGTTGGGCAATGAACGTCGGCGCTCCAGTTGTATACGTGGAGTGCGAGGGTAAGCAAATGCCTCCTTCGCGCATTGTACGTATGTTGAGCTCTGACCCTAAAAAGGCGCTGCTGATGCTGGACCGTCTTCGGGTGGAGAGTATCTCTTCCCTGGAGCACCTAAACAAGTTCATCATCGATTACGTTGATGCTATGCGTGGCAGAAAGCCTCTCAAGGAATATCCTGTACACGTACCGAATCATATCCCGCTGGTGATCATTGTAGATCCGTGGTCGCGCCTGATGAACCAGGACGAGGCTGCGATGTTCTACGATTACGGCGATAACCTTGATGCCAAAAAGAATAAGTACAAGGAGACCAATACCGGGACAAAACTTGGGCATGCTCAGTTTGCTTCCGCCTGGTGTCGACGTCTGGCTTATATGGCCGCCAAGGACAACCTTATCCTCATCCTGACGCAGCACCAAACCGAAGACTTGAAGTCAGCCATGGCCATGAGCTACGGGCCAAAGATTGTTTTACCAGAATCCATTACTGGGCTTTCTAACAAAACGCATATCGGAGGGCGTGCATTGCACCAGTGGGCAACTCAGCAATGGGTAATGACCAAAAGGAGTAACGCGAAGTTTGCCGACAAGACGGCTTCTGGTAAGAATGTAAACATGGCCGTGGTAAAGAATTCTATCGGAGCTGAAGCCAAGAAGATGTATTTCGAGATTCGCGCGGAGCACCGCGAGGATGTACCCGGAGTATACCTAGAGCCAGGTTTGCATTTCGAAGATAGCTTTGCTCGCTGGTTTACAACGAACAAATATCTTGGTTCGAAGATGGACACGAGCGGAGACACCTTCACTTGTGAGGACATGGGGCTACGCGCAGTTGATGCTGCGGAATTCCACCGAGTGTTTCATCAGAGTGATGAACTCCGCACGCAGGTAGGTAGTATGCTTAGGATTGAAGGTTATCTGGATACCGTAGAAAAAATACGGGCCGAGCTAATATCTCAAAGCGCTGCTGCTTCCCAGGAAGTGAATGTTATCCCCCCAGAACCTCCGGCAACGTATGAAGAATACGTAGAAGAGTTTGCGGGATCGGACGCAGAAGACATTGTCGAGGTGTATGAGTAGAAGTTCTAATAACAGCATCCCCAAGGCTAGTGACCACATGTTTGTGTCGGCTTTGGAGAAGCTCTCCGCAGTACCAGCCAAAGGGCTGGGGCTGCGGGACTACTTAGAGTATCTTGACCAAGTTCCTCACACGTTGCTGGACTTACCCTGCATATATTCGAAATTGATTGTCGCTTATGAACGACTGCCAATTTTATTTAATGTCTTTAACCCTAGGCCTAGAGACATTTTACTTTCCATATTGGGAGACGCACAAGAGTCTCCATTTTTAATGTATGATGCTGGTCTCTCTGGACCAGAAGGATTGTTCATTGTGATGCAAGGTGATCTTGATTCCAATGCACATCAGGTCTGGATAGACCGCATGCGCCAAGCAAAATACATGCTAAATACGCACCCGCGTTTTGGTATACTTTTTGCAGGCGCTCTAACTTCGTTTCCGAATGCCGGATAGCCATAAACAAGACGCAGATTTATTCCAAGGTTGGATCGAGCTTTTATTCAGAAAGAATGCTGCCCCGAAGCCAACCAATTTTTCGCAGTTATTGGAAAAGTATTATGAGCGTAAAGGTTCTATACTTCCTATGTGCGAATACTGCACACCATTCGATGTGTACAGACAATTCAAAGATCCTAACGAAGAGTTCCCGCAAGGGTTAAAATCTTACGATATAATCAACTTCTGTGGTACCGAACAAAAACGAATAGTTACGGTAGTATTACTACCACCGGATACTATCAAGAAATGGGAACGTCCGGATTGCTATGCTCAGTGCATACCGGATACACCTTTGGGTATTATGACGTTGCCCAGAATGTTCGATTCGTTCTATTTAAAGTACAAGAATGAATGACTATACTATGGTTCGCAGGGTGGTTGATCCCACCCTGCGGGCTTACGCTTTTATCTATTCGCCACAATATGTTTCGGACGATAATAAATTGTTATTCCCGCACAATCCGTCGGACGTTCGGGAATTGAAATTTTCTTGGATGTATGTTGGACCTTCCGGGGTCGCATTGCCTGCTGAAGTACCTTTAACTTTTCATACAAATGCCGAAGAGGATATTGTATCAGTTTTGGGAAACTTGGTCAGTAGCGTATATCAACAGAACATTTATGGATTTTTTACGGTTCACGCAAAGTCCGTTTTTTCCAGAATGTACCGTTGGTATTGGTTACGAAAGCATCAGAATTCCATGGTAGCTTCTCACCTGAGCGATGTCGCAAAAATAACGATAGACTTGTGCGAGGCGTTTCACTATCCTGCGGTACTCTCGTATGTTGAGCGTACAAGTTTTTGCGCGGATGATATTCAAGAATGGTTGAAGATATCAACGTCGGATGTATCAGCTGAGCACGCCTTGTTACACGGCTTAGCTGCAAGATTACAATGAATAATTTAGAATTAAGTATAAGAGACCGTTGGCCTGATCGCCCGGACGAGCCCGATTGGGAACTTGTACGCAAGGGACTAGCCAATTTGGCCCCCGTGCTACAGCGTATGAAATATGACGGCTTACGGGAAGGTCAGGAGCCCGTAATCATGCGGATCATGTCGCAGGCGGATACTATATGTATTTTGCCTACTGGTACCGGGAAGACTGCATGTTTTGTAATCCCGACTTTATGTATGGATTGGAAGGCTATTGTTTTCAGCCCACTGGTAGCGCTAATGCGTGACCAAGTTAAAGGATTGCATCGTATGGGTATTCCCGCCGCTGCGATGTCTGGGATGCAGACAGATGGGGAAAATCTTGATGCGGCCAGGCGTTGGCAGGACGGGGAATTAAATTTCCTATATGTCGCACCCGAACGCCTCAATAATGAGGCATTCAAAACCGCCATGGGGCACGTTAATCCCGACTTTGTTGTGATGGACGAATGCTTTGCCCCGGAAGTAGAAATATTTACAGACAAAGGGTTTGTTCGCTTTGACGCACTACAGGACGACGCGAAAGTCGCTCAGGTCGATCCAGATACTAAGACCTTGTCTTTTGTTTCCCCTGATAAGGTGATTCGTCAGGAATACAAGGGAGACCTTATACGCCTGCACTCTGGGCAGCTTTGTGATTTGCGTATGACCCCAAATCATGAGCTACTGGCTTTCTACGGAGATCGCTGGAAAAAGGAGACAGTCTCAAGGATTAAGTTCAATCACACGAAAAGACTTCTCGTAGCGGCAAAACATGAAGCGGGCAATCAAACCGAGCTTACCGCTATGGATAGGCTTTGCATCGCTTACCAGGCTGATGGTAGTTCGCATTATGTACATCCCGACGAAAGTATCACTGCTGCATTTTCTTTTTCAAAGGAGCGCAAAATAAGTAGGTTTCTAAGTTTACTTGAGCTCACCGGACTTTCATATAGTGAGGTGACCAATGAAAGAGAGAAATTGGATACGGGTAATCGTATCCCTCGCAGAAGATTCTTGGTACACAAGGTTTCTGGATTCTCTAAGGTCCTATCCAATATGTTTGACTTTGCATCTATGACCTCGGAAGTAGCTGCAGAGTTTATCCGCGAGGTCGCTCTATGGGATGGTAGTGAACCTTACCAGGGTTGCTTGTACTACTCCTCCATAATTAAGGAGAACGTAGACTTCGTACAGGCTGTAGCGATATTAGCAGGATATAAAACAAATTTAGTACCCCAGCACGATGAAAGGTCTGCCAATTACTCCACAGTATGGCGTCTTTTTGTAAACACTGAGCGTGATTGGATTGGTACTCAGTGTTTGTCCCGCACCGAGGAATCTTATGACGGCCTGGTGTATTGCGTGCGCGTACCGCATGGGAACATTATTGTACGCGGTTCTGGGAAAGCCCTGGTAGTTGGAAATTGTCACACCTTATCCCAGTGGAGTGACAATTTTAGGCATAGCTATTGTAAGGTGGGCGATTTCATTCGGGAATACAATCCCAAGGTGGTAGCCGCTTTTACAGCTACGTGTCCCCAGCAGGTGGAGAACGATGTTCGCCGCGTACTGGGATTAGCGCACGCACGCAAACTCACCTTCTATCCCCGGCGCACAAATCTGGATCTTAGGAGCGATAATCTAGTAAGTGATATTTCTATAGCTGATAAAATCAGGGAGACGGAAGGTAGCACTATCGTTTACTGTTCCACTCGCAGAAAAGTTGAGGAGCTGGCTGAAACTTTGTCGCGGAACTTACGAGGTAAACAAGTAAGAATTTTCCACGGGGATCTTTCTCCAGGGGCTAAACGTGCGAACCAAGATGATTTCATGGAAGGCCGCGCGAACATTGTTGTGGCAACTAACGCCTTTGGTATGGGCGTGGATAAGCCCGATGTTAGAGCTGTTATTCACCGTGATATTCCTGGTACTATCGAAGCTCTCGCTCAAGAGGTAGGCCGTGCCGGGCGTGACGGTAAATACTCGATCTGTATTACATACTTTTCTCAGGACAGTCTGGAAACGCAGAACTTCTTCTTACGTACAGGACATCCTCCTGTCGGCGACATAAAGAAAGTCTACCACGCGCTGAAACTCTCTGCTGATCGATCGGGCGTATGCAAGATCACGGCCGATGAAATATCTACTAAAGCGAATGTTTCAAAATTTGGTATGCGGGCTATATTTGAGACCCTCAAGGGCTCTAACGTTATCGTACGTGACCAGGTAGATAAAAAAATATGCAAGCTTCGTGAAACAGATGCGGATGTACCTTCCGACAACGAGCGATACCACGACTACATGCGTGTAGTAGATAGCTTAGGTATTCCGAACGATGAAGGATTTTATGAGTTCGATTTGAACGAGTTTGCCGACACCGTAGGCGTAGGGTACAGCACTGTGAGGGGCTGGTTTAAGCGTTGGGCTGAGAGCGGCTTCATTAGGTTTTGCGATCCTTATGTTGGGGCAGAGACTAGAATCATCGGAGACCTTTCTCTTGTTGATTTTGATCGCCTCGCTTTAAAACGGGATGATGCTTACCGTAAACTTGACGACGTGCTGAAGTATGTAAATTTACCAGACTCGGAAAAACACGAGTTCATCGAATCCTATTTCCGCGTACATGAATCCTGAAGAAGAAGCCACCAAAAAGCGCGAAGTGTTTCTGGCATGGTCAAAGACGCACCCGAAACCAACAGCTGAAGACGTTGTTGGTTTGCTTGCGCAGATGGGCAAGCCTAGCACGGTTGCAGATCCCGAAGCGGACCCTAGTAAAGTTAGGTGTGCGTGTAACAAGCTCGTTCCCTGCGAGCGGGTAGCAATTGTAAACACGGGGCACATAACCGCAATTGACCCGGTGTGTCCTCCTTGCCGTAACGATTTCGTAGACCAGGCGCGCTTGGTCTGCGTGAGATGTCGTTCGGTGATTGGGTGGCTAGATCCTTGTGTAGACCCTCATGGGTTCCGTTTTGACAAGAAGCACTTTTACCATGTGGGTTCTTGCGCTGTTTGTAAAAAGGGTTTGACTAAGTCTGACATCATCGAGATGATGCTTTATTATGAGGCCAATGGCATTCCTTACGAGAAAAATGAAATAATAGATTGATTATGACTACAACAACACCTGAGGTGGGATTGCGTAAAGTAAAACGCATTGGAACTAAAAAGATCTACGCGGTAAGAGTTTTACCTCCAGATTTTAAAATGGACGAGGAGGGAGGCGGCGATACGCAATTCTTCTTTTACTACGTTTCTAGAAATTACAAACCAGTTTCTAGCGAGTGTACGAAGCATGTTTGGAAGCGAGCCGAGGGGCAGGCTGGTCCTGGAGTAGTACGGAATGGCTTTGACACGCTTTCTTCTTCCCGGGACTTTCTCCTTCACGAGAAAGACGGAAAGATTATTGCCGTGGATATCCTTCCCTCTAATGCTTACACGTCTAAGACTTCTGCGCCCGCAGCGCTACATGATTTGCAACATATCGAAGTTGTAATCAATGTGTCTACGGGTGAAGTTGAATTTGTAGCCGTGCCTGTGGGAGTATCCAAGCAACAGCTCCAACAGCTGATCGGGGAACTGGATAAAGTCGATATGATTCAGGCCGGTGATACTCTTGGTGGTGCGTTCTACGTGCACGAACTTCAGGGCAATCGTGTCAAGATCTCTCCTCCAAGTAGGGGTTCCGCAGGGCGTGTAACGCAAATGGATTGACCCTGCTACAGGGCATCTGCTTGTGTTACATAACTCTGATGAAGAGTGTGTTACTCGTCATGATAGGGCTGATCGCAATATACGCGATCAGCCCTATTTTGTTGCATATAATATCGGCAGTTAAGGTCATGTACCCGCTGCTAGTCATCGCTGTACCTGTAATATTTGCGGCAGCGATGTGGAACTACTAACCCTAAAAAACAATGGACGACTTGGAAAATGTAGAATGGTTTGAGGGCAGCGAATTCTCCGCAGTAATTGAGGGAATGGATGGTATTGAATATACCGAAACCTTCACGGACATCCTAAAGCATACACCGCACTTGTTGGTGCGGTTCGAAATGGTCGCAAGACTGCGGAAGGACACAGCTCCCTTCTTCGTAGCCCCAGGGCAGGTTATTCCTGTCTATCAGAAGAAGAAAGGCGAGTGGTTCCAGGTTCTAAACGGCCTGGAGTTTCGCGCGGAAGTCCTCCCGCTTAACAAAGGGCGCATCTGGGTAATGGGCGATAAGAAGCCCAGCTTCGAGGTTGCGCGTAAGCAGCAACCGAATCGGCACACGTTATTATCCAGCCCAGGCGGTCGTCACATTGTCCGCCCCCACCCCCGGGTGCCTGTGGCGGTAGGGCTGGCCCAATATCCGGGGCCCGACTTGTCGTATGAGCTTCTGAACAAGTATCAGGTTCAGGCGCCGGACTTCATTAATCGGTACGCGGGCCACCCCATAACAAAGGGAGACCAGCCGTTTCGGTGGGTGATCCCTGCGCAGGAAGCCTCCTCCACGGGGGGCTTGTTCGGTATGGCTGCGGAAAATAGTTGGGGTTACAACCCCCTCACGAAAAAACGCGTGGAGAATCTTCAGCCGACGGGTATCCCAATCGGTTGGAAGATGGCCACCGACGTGGTCGGCGAAGACTTCTGCGCGTTCGAATACGCAGAGGCCGTCGAGGCATTACTCGACAGTACCGACGCTCAGTGGATTTATGCGCAGAACTGTATCTCCTCCTGGGGATATGTTTCTCTCGAAGAGCGCATGATCACCAGCAGTAAAGATCTCCCTCAGGGGCTGATCGAACTGCCTTGGGTGTGGAGCGACGCTGACCGCTACGGAGAGGAGAGCATTTCGCCGCTCCTGTTCGAGCAGTTGCGCTCCCTGAAATCTCTGGGGTGTAAGTAGTAGAACAAAGAAACAAAGGTCAGGATAAATCCTGGCCTTTGTTTTTATGTATTCGCTCATTGATAACTTGCCTTGAGTGGGGTTATAGTAACTACGACATTATGCCTGCGCCCGAAGAAATAGAAATGCCCCCCAATGTCAAATTGCGGGATTTTAGCGATTTTGACACTGCGCGGACAGATATCTACGACCGCACCAAAAAGGCTTTGATCTCATCTTACCCCATGTCTTGGGGAGGTGTGCGTATGGAAGTAGCAGATGTTGATTACGACGGGCCGGAGAATTTCACGTTAGACGAGCAGAAAAAGGCACTATTAGAGGAACGCCACTTGTCCCGCCGACTACGCGGTACTGTACGTCTGTTTGATGAGAAGACAGGTGATATGCTTGATGAGAACAAGGTATCCCTGATGCGGGTACCTTACCTCACCAATCGCGGAACCTTTATCCATGGTGGTAACGAGTACACCACCATCATGCAGTCCCGCCTTCTTCCCGGGGTTTACACCCGCAGGCAGAACAACGGTAATCTGGAAACGCAGTTTAATCTTAAACAGTCCAGGGGTGCTTTTCGGGTAGGCTTCGAACCCGATACCACTCAATACAGGCTTAAGCTTGGGCAGGCTAACATGCACATGTACTCCCTGCTTAAAGACCTTGGAGTACCCGACGATCGCCTCAAAAAAATGTGGGGGGATGAGATATTTTCTGCAAATGCTGCTAAATACGACTCCCGTGTGTTTGATAAAGCTTACGAGAGGCTTGTGCCTGCAAGGATGCGATCCGCTGATGCTAGTCGTGAGGACAAGGTCAAAGCTGTCAGGATGTCACTGGACGACGCACAGGTCAACGCCAAGGTAATCAGCAAGAATTTACCTAATCTTTTCTCGATGTCCAAATCTGCGGAGTGGCAGGCACGTTGGGCGGGCAGGGAAGTAATGATGGAGAAAATTGCATCTCGCGCACACACCGAGAAGTTCAAGCCGGACCTATCTCCCGACGAATGCTTTGAAGCCTTCACGGATATGTGCATGTTTAAGTGTGCTGGGGAAGAGTGGGACGAAATTGATAACACCGGACCTGACACGAATTTTTCTCCGGATCTCAAACCTTCTGATCTGCAAGAACAATACAGCAACCTGTATGGGCGCGTAGGTAATAGACTTGCAGGGATGAGCTCTTGGCCAAAGGAATGGATGCCTCCTGGTAGTAACCAACTAGGTTGGTTAGACTGGTATTACGGATACGCTGATGGTAAGCGTACGGGAGATGACGATAGACAGATAAAGAGATGGAAGTCCTTTAAGGCTAGACACTTGTCTCAATTCCTGAAAAACCCAACCCCCAGAAGAGCCTACGCCTTACGTAACTGGGCGGTCGACCCTTTGGTATATCTGGACGAATCATCCGCTGACGTTTTGAAGCGTCAGATGGATGAATATAAATCCAGCAAATTCAAAAAAGCTGCTAGCGAAGATGACAGAGCAGCACAATTGCAATTGCTACTCGAAGCCAAGTCGCACTCAGACGCCAAGCGCTACGGGCACAAGCATTTTCTGATACAGCGCTCAATGACAGATCGCCCCACCGAATGGGTCATCGACTCTCCCGGAGGCCCGTATCCAGGAGTCACCCATGTGCCTACTGGCTTCAGATTGCACATGGCATCTTCTAAAATTCCGCCTACAATACAAGTAGACGAAGCTTATGCGTTATCGAAACAAGCCGTCGCTGAGGATTCTAGGCAGGCCATCCTGGCTAAGACAGCGAATGTTATACGTAATTATGGTGAAACTGACAGCGGGCGGGAAACTATGCTTGCTACTCCAGACATTGAAGAGTCTTGGGATCTGGATATTGGCGGTAACCCGGATACGTTGGTCCTTGGGCGTATAAATGACAAATCTCGAGTATATGCGCTACCTGCGACTGAGGACGACGTTGATCAATCACCCAGAGCGCATATCGCCGTCCAAGATTTTTCTGACAAAGTGTCTGAGATAACAGCGTTAAAAACCCGCACGGACCATAGGCGTAAGGGGTTGGCTTCCGCGCTGGTCACACTATTAGACATGCTAGAGGGGCAGGACAGAGCTTTTGTAGTGAAGCCAGATCCAATGGCCGATAAAGCCGTACCGGCTGACGTACTTCTAAAATTCTATAAAGACAGGGGTTTCCAATCTTGGGGGGACCATGGGTATCTAGCTAAATACCCGGGCCAGGAGAAAGCTGCATATAACTTCGTTGTTTCCGGCGAGCAGACTCAAGGGATGGGCCTGCGTAAGGAGTTCCACCAGATACTGGAAGAGCTGGGACATAAAGGTCTGGCCGTGAACAACCCGCACACTAATGAAGTCGAATTGTCTGTCGACGTGGAAGATCCAAGTACGGTATTGGACGAACTGGTAAAGCGCATCAAGGATAGGAAGGGTAAGGATATTTTTTACACCCCTTCTACGCACTCATCGGATTTACAGCCAATCACCGTCGATAACGCTACGCTGGAGAAGCTGAGGTATGCACACTACAACGCATACCTAAACAGCTCTCACTTCGACCCAAACGATACCGACATAACTCCGGCGGACAAACACCGGAAGGATATCGCGATACGCTACCGACTGGAAGACACACCCGAAGGATTGGTAGGACACGTCCCGGAGAGGGCCGCGCGACAACTGAGAGGGGAAGAGATGCCTTACTCGTGGATGCCGCAGCCGGTTGAGAAAGCTGCATCCTTTTCCCAAATGCTTAAGCAAGCATCCGAAGATTTAGAACAAGCACGCGCACGCCTTAATTCATGAACCACGTTGAAAGCCCAGTGCGGATCTCCCAACTCATAAAGGCGGCTTCCCCCAAGTGGCTGCGCGTGGTTGAGCAGTTGTCGCGAGGTAATCAGCACAGGTTGGCTAATGTCATCCCGGCAGGCAAAGTACGACTGACGTCCAAGAACCCTCTCGGCGTGGGCGCTGAGGGTGCCGTATTCCCCTCATTCACTGGAGGCGTTGGGCCTACGGCAACCAAGACTTTCTTCAAGAGTCCGTTATCTTCGGAGTTTACTAGCCCTAACGTACTCGGTCCTGGCAAAGTTACTAGCATGCTGAGTGACGTTGATATCCCCACGCGGGTTAACATCATGAAGAGTAATCCGGACATCTTTCCCAAGGTGTTCGCGCAGCATCCAACCGGCTACACTGTAGAGCGATTGCAGGAAGGTATATCTTCTTCCGCTCTGCGTGCACGAATGCGCAGTTTAGTGCAGGCGTCGAAGAATTTGCAAAAACTTGAAACCACTCCGTATCGGACGGAGCAGCGCGGCTACTTAAATGACGAGATACGGAATCTTTGGCGTACCGGTAGGCCGGAGGCTAAAAGTGTAGAACCTTTACGTTCGCTCCTCAATTCCAAGAAAAACACCCGAGGCGAATTGGTCGCTAAAACCGATACTGAGAGGTATAAGATTAGGGATTTTAATTTAGACACTAGGCGCCCACACAATGTAATGTGGACTGCAGAAGGTCGCCCAGTAATTAGCGACCCCATGCCTTTCAAGTTTCAACCTCTTGAAAAACTAAGGGGAGAGCACAAAGCCACAACGGAAGGAAGGAATCCTATCGATTATTTACGGCGTCTATTGGCAAACCTCTAAATCGCCCCACATCCCACAATGACCCGGGAAGACATATATAACATTATTACGAAGAATGCTGCGGTATCACCTGTCGTAAATGCATTACGTAAAACAGTACCCGAGGTGCAACCTCGCAAGGATCCTGACGACGATGGGGAAGAATACGCCCCCGTAGGTGTGGACGGGTTACTGGCTGCGACGGAGAAGCTTCTTGCTGTCAATAGAGGCTTAGAGCCTACGGACGAACGTGACAGCTTGGTATTCAAAAGATTTCATACCACGGATAAGCTTTTGGCGGAGCGCGTAAAGCTCGATGCTGACAAGACTCGCCAAAAGCTCATGTACATGTCGGCTAAACGCAAAAACCTAAAAATGTTGCATCCATTCATGTTTGATGGGTACGCAAATGGTATGCTTCTGGGTAATCCCCTCAGTGCGCCTTTGGAGGAGATAAACCCTCTACATTTAATGGAGCAGTCCAGGAGAGCGACCCAGATGGGACCAGGGGGTATTGGTAGTGACCAGGCAATTACTGAAGATATGCAGGCCATTCATGGATCTCAGTTCGGATTCTTGTCTACGCTTGAAGGTCCAGAATCGGAAAAGATCGGTATCGACACGCGGATGGCGTGGGGAACTAAGATCGGTTCTGACGGGAAACTATACCAACTTTTCCGTCAAAGAAGTACCGGCAAATTAAAGTACATGAGCCCAGAAGATCTGGATGGAAAGACTTTGAAATTGCCTGATTAAAAATTGTTTGCCTTTTCCTGCAGGTTCCTTTAAGTTGAGTTATCACCGCACGAACAGTTTAAATATAATGACTATTAAAAACATTTCTGGAAAAACCCTTACACTTAGTTTTGGGCGCTACACGCACACTGTTGCGTCGAATGGGACGCTGACTTTAGCGGAAGATCCTAAGACCATTGCTAATGTTTCGGATTATTTTTCTCGTGGGCTTATCCAGGTCGTGAAAGGTCCTGCGATTTCGGATTTGGGTACTGCCGCGGTGACTCCAAGTCATATTCTTGTCCACGTCAAGGCTGCTGGTACTGACGGCGACTATATCACCTTCACTCTCCCTGGAAAATCTCCTCAAATATTTGAGCTGAATAGCAACGGGGCGCTCACGATTGCAGATGCAACTTCTGTGACTATCGGAGCTAACGCTGGCGCTACGGCCGCCAACCTCAAAACAGCTTTTAACGCTAACACCGTGCTTACTGCCGCGGGGTTTGAAGCTGATGAAGTTGTCAACCACACAACTGGTACGGTTGAGTCCTGGGTACTCGTAAAGGCGACTGGAAACGTAGCGGCTACTGCTGTTACCGTTGAATCTTCTGTCACCGCGCGCTTCGCGGTCAGCACGGTCGCGGCAAACACCAACGAAACGCTCGGGCAGCAGATTATTTATGTTCCTGCCGTGAATGGTACTACTCTGGTAGTGAAGACCGGATTTACTACGATCGTGCACTATACTGCGATTACTCTGAACGCTGATGGTACTACTCTTAGTTATGACGGTACGAAGACCGTCACGGGCGGGTGCATTTTCTTTGATGACAACAATAGTACGGATCTTGCGTCGACTTCGCAGGTTATTGTCATCGCTTACGGGCGTTAATGTTTAGATTGTAACCAACCACTATAATCATTTATGAATCCCCAAGAAGAACAATTAAAGCAAGCTTACGCGCTTATCTCCGCGGCTAGACAGCACGGATTTATCACCCACCTCCACGCGATGGGTAAGTCCGCCAACGAAATCGCGCATCTGCACGATCGTTACGTACAGGACTCGGTAGCTCGTGATCAATACCTCCACGGGCTTCGTGAAGCCATTAGTGGCGGTGAATAATTGATTCAAAATTATCTTGTGCGTTTAACGCATGCGATTAACCTCAGGTAACCCTGAGGTTATTTTGCGTATGTATGTTGATAATCCAAAAGACCGTGCCGTGACTTGTTTTCTGGCGGTACTGTTTGAGTATAAAGCCAAAAATAAACTGTCGATCAATGGTTTAGCTAAGCGCCTTCAAATGTCCGAAGGGACATTGCGCCAATGGAAGTCGAAGAAATTTCAACCTACGTATCGCAGCATGGAGCGCTGCGCCAGGCGGATAGGTAAAAATCTACCGGACATAGTGGGTGACCCTGATTTTCTTAAACGCCCAGAATCGCACGCCAAGAGGCCTACTTACGATAGGCTTCGGAGCAAATACCAAGAGTATTCCAAAGTGCACGATTTTATCCGCGCGGACACTGTACTGGAGTCACTGGTTAGTTTGTTCTTCCACCACCTGCACGAGCTAGGACTCCCCGTACGGCTTGTATTCGATGGTACGGCTTATCAAGTAAACCACGTCATTCACGTAGAAGTAGGAAGTATCGAACTGGGATGTTTCAACTATGCAGCCAGGCTTTGGGGTTATGACAACAAGATACAGGCCGCAGCCCTGCGTTACATGCCCGGTAACTATTCCCAGGACAATAGTATTTTGTATCAAGGTGCTTTCTCCAAGGGATTCACAAAAAACTTTCTTGCAGACTGTATGGAGGAGAAAAATAAATATGCTGCCGGACTCAAAGTGGTTGCCCGCCCACCAAGACTGGACCAGGCTGAAATTATTCCTGTCGAGATACGGTGATTGGTAAAATAAATATCTTAATATCAGAATGTTAAATTCTCAGTCTATAGATCCTCGTACGGACAATGCACCACAAATGGTACGTGTACGTGAACAACAGAAATTAAAACTTATGACGACTGATGCGGATGACGCTGCGCTACCTCCCGACACAGATTTAAGTGATGTCGAGCGTGTGCAGCATTTACCCAAATCTATACCCAACGCAGCGTTCACCTCGACTAGTAAGGATCCGTTGGAGATATTTTCCAGTCTACTCAAAGAGTATGGAGAGCATAAAGATGTCAGGGTAAGGACGTCGATAGGTGTTATTACACTCAAAGCGCTACATGTATCCATCAACCCTACAGGCGTAGGACTCATCTTGTCGAAAGATGATACGCAGATTGAACCTGCTTTCGGTACAGAGCTGACACTGGAAATCGAGAAGCAAACACTAGAAGTGATTTACGGGGGTGGTCTCTTTACCTTTAAGCAAATACCTGTTACATTCCTTTCGTTCTTCCGTGTCAATACCCCGGAAGAAAAAACTCCTGCGTAAAAAACATATGGAAAAGAATGCCCGCGTAGAAATAGGACGTACCCCCTCGATTCATTCTGGACGACCTTCAGATGTCGAGCACGAAGGTGAAACTGTGTGCAAAGATGAGTTACGTAAGAAAGCTTCTTTGTCCGAAACCGATTCTGATTTGTTTTTAGTAAAACCTACCACTTCCCAATCCGATGATTTACGGGAGTGGGCAGGCCTTGATTGATATACCCTAAATAATATGGCAGCCAACGGCGATTATCTGGCCCCTTTCACAAACGGAACAACGGGAAAGCAATTTAGCGATCCCTTCATGTTGCCGTCTAATGCTTCGTTTCCAACTGAGTTGGAGACTGCTTTGGATTTCTGTTTATACCTTTATTACATGAACCCTCAGTATCGGAGGGCTTCCATACGAGTGGTCAGCCACTTCGTTACTGACGTTAACTTCACTGGCGAAGCCGGGGACGAACGTGAGCGGGACGAGTTGAGAAAATTCTTAGCTACCGATCTGGACCTCTGGGGTACGATGTTGGAGCTGGGAGAAGAGTGGGCGGCTTACGGTAATGGATTCGTACGCCTGGATTTTCCCTTCAACCGCTTTTTACGCGACCCCCGAGGTAAGTACAAAGAATATGATTTGAGCATGTTCCCTACCTCCAAGGTCAAGTACCACTGGAAGGAGATGGTGTACGAGGTTCCAGACCCCATGCATACTCCGAATGGTGGCAGTGCCCAAAAGACGATTAAACTGAAGTTTATCGATCGTCCAGTTAAGGACATGTCCAAGATTAGATTCCACAAGCTGGATCCCAGATACGTTACTCTCCAGCATTCTTGGACTAGTAAGCGTACGCAAGTCATTTGGCGCTTTGAGCCCGAGCTGGCTAAGGCTGTAAAAGACGGCACGCTATATCAAGTCAATGATCTTCCGATGCCTATGCTTCAAGCTATTGCGGAAGACAAAGACTTCCTGTTTAAGGAGCATCAGATTTTCCATCTCAAGGCGCCCACTATTTCAGGTATATCGAATTACGGTTGGGGGCTTCCGGAGATCATCGCTAATTACAGATCCATACACCAATTGCAAGTTTACAAGAAAATCGACGAAGTGGTGGGCATGGACTACATGCTTCCTTTCCGTATTTTCTCTCCACAGGTGAGTGGTAATGTGCAAGATGCGACCATTCAAACCTTGTTCGGACCTTACCGGGCAGAGATGAGTCGGATGATCAAGGAGCGCAGGAAGGATCCCTTCTCAATGTACGCCCTGCCCTTCCCGGTTACTTATCAAGAGGTGGGATCACAAGGCAAATCCTTGACGCCTAAGGATTTGATGGAGTTCCAAGTGAATGATCTCCTGGACTCCATGGGTTACCCAGCGGAGCTTTTCCGTGGGTCCCTGCAAGTACAGCAGGTGCCTACGGCTCTTCGTCTGTTCGAGAATAGCTTTCACTTCCTACATCGTGGATTCGACCGTCTACTGAAGTGGACCACAGAGCGTGTTCTGGACTATATGGGACGTGAGCAAATTGGTGTGAGCCTTCAGCTTCCCAGAATGGCTGATGATCTTGAGAAGAGAAGCATTTACATGCAACTTGCGGCTGGGGCCGAAATCCCGCGACAAGTGGCGTACCGCCCTCTGGGCATCGACGACCCTGTCGAAGCTGCACGTCAACGCGCACAGGAAGATGCGGAGATCCAGAAAGAGGTTTCCAAAATTCAGCAGCAAGCCCAGAAGGAAATGCAGGAAGGTTCTATGGAGGGCGTTATTGCGGCACAACAAGCAGGTGGCGGTGGTGCTCCTGGTGGGGGTGGCGGTCCTGTCGGCAGCGGAAACCCTGTACGACTTCAGGAGGAAGCAATGTCTATTGCTCAAGAACTTATCGCTGCTGCGGATCCACAGGTAACTCGCCAAAAGCTAGCGGAGTTGGCAGTGAATCCAAATATGGAAGCTCTGGTGCGGAAATTCATGGAGGACATTCGCAGAGATGCGGCATCCCAAGGCCGCGCTTCGGCACCTCAAATGGTGCAAGGGTAATAAACTTGGTTTTCGAAGAATTCGCTGTATACTTTCTAATGCAAATTCGAAGCGAAGCTCTTAGGAAAGCCTATGTTAGCGTAAAGGCCGCTGCAGTGGCCCGGACAATTCGACAAGTAGCTAAGACAACTCGCATGTCTGGGGGCAGCACACCGCACCCCACGCAAGATAACATCAGGGGCATTCCCAACTCCCCGCGCAACTCCGACGAAACGGACCCGCAACGCCCCACGCAGCACTTGTTACCCACAGACCCGGAATTTAATACGGACCAGATTATTACAGGTAATGGTTATGGTCCTTCATTGGAACGTAAACGGCAGTATCTTTGATGAAAGGTCTACACAAGCAAGCTGAAATTTCTCAAACGGCGACCGCGGTGGGCGCTTTGGCTCTACCGCTAGTAGCGGACTCTGTCTTGTCTGCGGCTATGGGCCCTGGTGCCTATACGAAAGTAAAAGATCCTCATTCTTCCTTGAAAAGGGAGACACTGATGTACACCCCTGTAGCGGAGGCTACAGAACGTGTGCGGCAAGGTAAAGGATCTATGCTTGACCACATGCAGGCATATCGGCACCCGCTGCAGCCCCAAGCTAATCCAGCATATGCCATAGGGAACAAACTCGGCCCAGGTATTTTGTCCGGGGTTTCCAAGGCTTCGGATTTTTTATGGGGGCAAGGTTATGGGCAGAGTGGTGCTGCTGGAGCGGCTACGGGTACAGTCGCTGGTTTGCTGTTGAATGCCGTGCTTCGAGCGCAAGGCAAGTCGGAAATGCCCTACTGGCAATCAGCACTGCTTGGGGCTGGGATTGGGGGTGCTGCAGGTTTGGGGGGTTCACATCACCGCCAGTATTATCAAAATAAGTTCCCCAAATACGCTCCCGAAAGTAACCCGACCTTACCGGTACAAGCTCCGATCGGTGCGCCGTCTGCGGATACCCCCAGATACTTACCCGGCAGTGGTGCAGAATTCAGTTCTCCCCAACAAACATCTACTCAAGGGGCACAGCCTAAGTTTTTAGGCATCCCTGCAGGGGATCTCATTGAGAAGCTGCGTTCTTTGCGTGACAAATTTCAGCCGCCGCCTCCCTCCCAACTGCAAAAAGCTTCTGCTTGGCGTAGTCCTGAAATGAATACGCAAGCAGCGCAAGCTTCTGTACGCTCTCTGATGTCTATGCTCCAAGCTGCGCCTGGGTTGTCGTTCAATCAGCGGGCACAGTTAATGTCAGGGGTAAGTTCTCTTGACGCAAATTCTGCCCGCGAGCTTCAACGCCTCGTTTCAATGTCCGGTGGTGCGGCTATTGGTGTAATCGTCGCAAGGTTCCTGATGGGTAAAGGACTAGGCGCCACGGTTCTCGGGGCTATGCTAGGCGGTGTTATGGGTAATGCTTTATTTGGAAATTCCCAACCTCGCACCTCTACAGGAAGGCCCTCTATGTCTGGGATTGATTTTAGTGGGAGAAGGTTTTAACTTATAGCTCAATGGAAACTCACTCATATCGTTTAGGGATGGCTGTCGCCGCTGCTGTGTCGGGTTGCGATCCGGAGGAAGTGCTGTATAAAAAAGCTACTACGGAAACAATCTCAAACCACCAGCTACCTGGTTACGGTGCGGTGCAGCGTATGATGTGTAAGTATGCCGCTGATGCTTACCGTAACTCGGGGAATATGGATAAATTGGCATTCCATGTATACTCGGAGCTTGCTGAAGCAAATCCGTGGTGGCCGACACTTGATAACTATTACGATGCTGCAGTTTCGGCTGTCGGCAAAGTGCATCAAACCATACGTAAGGAAGCAATGGTCACTGATAACGATCTTCGTTTTGAAAAATCTGCGATGGGTCCTGCTACGGCGACTGCATCTGCGCTGTTTAACTTAACACCTCAGGCAATAAAATCGATTCTTGCTTTAGGGGCGGCTACCGGAGTGGGCGGTGGGGCCTTGACTTGGCTGGCTAACCGCAGTATTGCTGAAGATGAGCCTAAGCTGGAAGCAATGAGGCAAAAGGTAGATTATTACAACCAGCTGACGGATGAAATTGAAGCCCAGCTTGCAGCGAAAAAAAGCCCTGTTTCAGAAAAAGAGCTGTCGCGCATTACCAGGGATATTATTTGAATTAGAATGTTATTTTTTTACCCTGTAATATGAATGCTGTTTTGACGCCAGAAGAGTTAGAAGAAATTGATACGCATTTTGATTTGGGAGGGGGCGTAGCAAAAGATCCTTCCGCGTTGCACTTCGGACAGGTTGTTCCTGAAGAGTTGTTGCCGCAAGAGGAGCCTTCTTTAGAATACGAATACACCCCAGAGAGCAAAGCCTCACGCGACCCTGCGCGTCCGTACGACTTCTTCCTGGGGGAGGGAAATCAGAAGGAGTATTCGGACGATCCGTCTTACGCGGACCAATATACGAGATATCCTGAGACCGTAAGGAAGGTAGGGCCCTTAATGGAGGTATTCGACCTCGCCAGCCCGGACAGTGTACTTGAGCTAAATAAGCTTATGGCCGGAGCACAGTCACATCATGCTCCCAGGTCTATGGTATTGATCCTGGACAAGCAATGGAGTGAAAAGACTGCAAATTGGAAAATTCTAGCACAAGTATACAAATTCAAGTATCTTAAGATCGTAGAAAAGAACTAACCACACCAACATGGATCCTAGAGATAAACAAAAAATCGTCAAGCTTCTCACGGGCGGAGCTGCCGCAGGTACTTCTGTGGGGCTTTCAATCGCCTTGGCCAATTTTTTGAATTCTCTTTCCAAGGAGACTAAAACTCAAACTGGCGCGGACGACGATGTTTTGTATATCGATTTGCCCGCCGACGGTACCGCGAAAAAGGCTACTGCGGCGACTGCGGTTGGCTTGACTGGGGCGGTACTTACAGGCTTAGGCTCGCTTGCCTTGGTACGGGAGATTCAACAGCGTATCAAGCAGCGTGAGCTGCAACAGCGACTGGATAATGCGCAAGTCGCATACACTAAAAGAATCCTAGAGGAGGCAGAGGCGCAGAAAACGAAAAAAGCCTCCGATGCCCCGGGTGCACCTATATATCCTGGCGATGCTACATTGGCTACGCCGATAGCTGGTTTATTGCTTACGATGCTCGCCAGTGGTGCGCTTACGTACAAGGGACTTAACAAATATTTTCCAGGTGCCAAACCACCAAAGTCCATTGGTCCTAAGCGTGTAGTTGTTCGTCGAAAAGCAACCGAAAATCCCGAAGAAGATACTGAGGAGAGTATGTCCGAAGACGATATGTACAAGGCTTCCAGCATGGACGACGACGCGCTGGAATCTTTGGTGAAAATTGCCATGAGCAATTCTTCTGCACATTCGGATTTGCGCGACATCGTTCATGCAGTCGCCCAGGGTAGGCATCAGGAAATTTGCGAGCATGGTCTGAGTCTGGGGGTCGAGAGCATGTTTGACGTAGTCAAGTCTGCTTCCTCTAAGGTTACGGATGCTTCTCGTATACAAATGGCGGTCACGCGTTGCGTGAAGTCTGCCTATCTGCGTCCCATTGTTGAAACATTGGCCTGCGCTGAGTTTTATGATATGGCGCCTGCTAGCGTGAAGCTGGCTTCTAGCTTTAGCGAAGAATCCAGGGACGCGTTGGTAAAGATTGCCGCTATTCTCGGCACGAGCGACCGTTATAGTTTTTGGTCCGAAAAATTAGGGGACGAGGAATTTTCCAAAGTGGCATCGATGGCTTTACCGGCCGCCGAGGATCCTGAGCTGGCATCGCTGCTGGATGAGGCTTTATTTGAAGAAGATCCTACGCAAACTCCTATCAACATAGAGACCGAATCTGACATGTCTGAATCCCAATCAGACGCAGACGAGGATTATGAGGAGCAAGCTGAGGATGCTCGGGCAGACGAGCGTGAGGCCGAAGACGAAGATGCTGTAGATTCTTTGATGGGTAGTATCGCCGGAGGCGAAGGGCAATGGGCAGAAAACAAGCCAGAAGACTTAGAGTAAAACTCTCGGATCTTTCCTCCGAGGCTATCGAGCAGATCACTGATAAAGATTTGCTGGAAGATGCCGTGTCGAAACATGGGAGGATAAAAGTGTCGAAGGCTTCCGAGCGTACGGTGGGAGGTATTGTTTTCGCCTCAAAACTTGAGGCAAAGTTCTACACGATCTTAAAACAAAACATTCCCGAAGGACATCTACACCTTCAACCTGAGTTCCAGTTACAGGAAGGATTTCGTGATGTGGATGGGGCGGCAATTCGTTCCATAACTTACAAATCAGATTTCTTACTGGGACCAGAAAGAAAAAATGCCACAGATCCCGTACATCCCGGCAATGTGGTCATTGACGCCAAGGGCCATCTGACTGATGTGTTCCGAATTAAGGCTAAAATGTTTTCTTATAAGTACAGAACCCGCCTGGTGTTGGTCAAAAATATCAAGACACTCCAGCAGGTTATGGACGAATATTTGAATAAAATACACCGTAAATAATATCTGTTTATGGCCAAGTTACCACCGCATGTGGTCAGCATGATGGTGTATTGTCATCGCTGCAAAACTACACAACATGTGTTGCAGCCTGAAAAAAAGTTAGCTTATTGCCTAGAGCCTGCTAACGAAGATATCAATGACATGCAATTGAAACTATCGTTTCAATGCCCCGCATGTCAGACCAAATTAAAAATTGTTTTATGCGAATCGAATCCGAATACGAGAAAATGACAGTTTATACATGTGCAAACTGCGGCTTCACGGGAGCGCGCAATGTCTTTAACGATATTCGTGACGCCTATCTCAGGTTTGAGCCTGGCGACACCTACACCGATGCTGAGTGTATGACGTGCGGTGCGATGGCTTTCCCGAGATGGGTAGACATCCCTAAAGCGGAGAGTGCTACACCTACGCCTGATTGATAATGATACATTTAGATGAAATAAAAAACACAGTTAACCAAGCTTACAGCGAGCGTAAATGTTTGCGTATAGAAGGTTACACGTCTACGGACGGCAATATTTCTGACATGGTGGTGGAGTTCCTAGGACCCGATGGCTACAACGGAGTTCTAGAAAAATCTTTGAAGCTTATTCAAGATGGTGAAATATCCTTGGAAAATCCCGACGGCGTTTTGGTCGGCGCTCAAGCGGCAGCGGCGCTGGCTGTAAGTTGGGCGAAATCGTTGTCCGGCTTACAGAAAGAGCGACAGTTCAAGGATACCTTGAACTACGAAGAATTGGTTAAACAAGGTTATACCGTGAATGAGTCCGGCTGTGTAGTGATCAAGCACGTTTCTGTTGTACAAAGCAGCAACGTACATTCTGTAGCTCGTAAGGAGAGTGCAACCCCTCTGGTACGTGCTAAAAAAATCATCACCGACCAAACTCCCATGGGTAAGTATCGCGGGCAGCTCAACCTGTCCCCGGATAAGATTTCCGGGCTGTCGGTTGTTTAATTGTTGCACTTGCGCAATATACGCAAAGAAATACAATGTCCCCAATCAAACCAATACTAGTTCATGGGTGCTATATTTAACGCGGTGAAGTTCGAGACTTCAGACAAGAAAGAAGTGCAAGCGCAGTGGAACGAGATGACGTCAAAGTCATTACTCGAAGATGGCTATTCTTACTCTGGTGAGATCGGTATGCTTGCGGGCGAGATCTCCTGGAAAGATGTCAAAAAATCTAGCGCCGAGCTTGCAGAAGAATATGTAGAGGAGCACCACGATAAGTGGGAATTCGCTCTTGCGGCGTCGTTTAAAGACGGACAGACTAAGGGCTGGGTCGTCGGCGGTTGGTGTTCGTCATGACTAAAAATTACTGCGACAAAAACGGAAACGATAATTGCCTGTACGATATAGAGTGCCCCGTGTGCGCGCACTATTCTGAGTTCAAAATTGAGATTCGCGCAATGGTGCGTATCACAGACGAAGGAACATCTGACATGTATGATTCTGATTGGACCGATGAAAGTTTCATCCTGTGCACTAACTGTAACTATCATGGTGCCGTCAGAGAGTTCCGTATTAAAAGTTAACAACCAAAAACAAATCTATGTATAAACCTAGTTTTATCGTGTTCGAAGGGCCGGATGGGGCTGGCAAGACAACTCTCACCACGCGTATTGCTTCTTGGCTGAACGAGGAGTTAAAGATTCCAACTAACCCCACCCACAATCCCGGAGGTACTCCTTTTGCGGACGCCTTGCGTTCCTTAGTGTTCTCTGGAATTGTTGAGAGTAAGCAGGCCGAGCTCCTTGGGTTCTTGGCAGCAGAAGTTGACTGTTTCGAAGCCATTATTCTCCCATCTTTCGCAAGAAACATTAATGTAATCGCGGATCGGTGGCTGATGAGTGCGCGTGTCTACCAATCGTTTATGGCTAATCGTCCTCCAGATGCGATTGAGAAGCTTATACAGGCGGCGTTACCTCACCCTTCCGCTACGCCTAACTTTTATGTCGTACTGAATGCTAAGCCTGAGGTGTTGATGGAGCGTGCACTAGCTGCCCAGCAAGACGAATCAGCGGAAAGCGACGAGGCGTCAAAATTAGCCGCGGAAGGGCAACTGAATTATTTCAAGGGACTGCACGAGGCGTACGCTCGTCCTATGGTTTTCTCCGACGGTGTACCTTGCTTGCAGGTGGATACGACGGATCAGACAGCAGACGAGGTGTATGACTCCATTCGTGAAATAATCATGAAAAGTGTGTTACATACTTAAGTATGGGAGTCCATGCTATTTGATGAGTGAAGAACAAATGCAGAAATTATTTGCAGCCCTTTTGGGTATGACAAATTCTTCTTCCGTGCCGGAAGAAATGGAACAATATGTAAACCAGCTGGAAGCCGCCATGAATAGTTTTTCGGAACTAGCCTTCAGGGCGGGTGTGACGGCAGTGGCGCTGAACTCCACAGGTGAGGTCGTCTCCAAGTTCGGAGGTGACACGGCCTACGAGGAAAAATTTCCTTGGGCAGGGAGTTACCTGAGTAACCTGTGCCCGGGTACCTTCACCGCCGTGAAGTTCGCCCCGGACACGGACAATGATGTCGCACCAGAGCAAATCCTTGTAAGGGCGACCATGGTGCGGGAGGCTGTTCCAGATATCTATCAAGGTATCTTTGGTGCGGGGAACTCACGGGATAAGCAATATGACTTCGATGTCATGGTCTTGGAGTATATGCGCGTGAAAACCGTGTTTCCTTCCCCTGTGACCGAGGCTGCGCCACATGCCCATTTCGATGCAGAGGTGCTCGTAACCCAGAAGGTTACAAGAGAGCAGTTCTTGTCGGGCCAGATCAAGGTACCAGCACTACCGACAACCGTGCTGGCGGACTCTATGGAATTCTGGGAGTCCCTGGAATTCATGGATGAGAACCCTCCTTCCGGAGGTTGAGTGAATGATTACACAAACAGACAAGCATCCCTTAGACAAGGATACACTTCAGCGCCTCGTTGCAGGGGCGCTGAAGGACACATTGAATGCACATGGCAAGGTTGACCGCTCAAACATCGGCAGCTTATCTAAACGCATTGCTGGCGCGTTACATCGCACCTTATGCACATTAGGATAGCTCGCCCTGTGCTTGGCGACTTCGATAGACCACTTGGTAACGAAGTCGCCAAGCTTTGCCCCGTCACCGGGGAGACAATATGGGCTACGCCCGAGGACGAATTGGAGAAATACCAGGAGTCCATGCTCGCTTCGGATGAGCCTGCGATGCAAATATCAATGTTTGCAGCGCATTATTATGATATCAGTCCCGACGACGCAGGATTTGGTATTTTCCAAAGACTGATCGACATAGAGGACGACATGATAGCCAACGACCCGGAGTTGTTCGAAATGCTTTGCACGGACGAGGACTATTGTTTTCGTAGCAAAGTTGCAAAGTTGATTATAAATCGCGCAAAGAAAGAAAACATACTATGAATATGATGAGATGGTTCTGCGCCCTGGCGGCGCTTGCTGCAATAGCGTATGCGGTGTACGCCGCGTATAACATTCAGGATCTGGCTGCGGCGGTAGCGATAGGCACCTCTGCGCTTTTTTTTATTTTCTTCGTTATGTCGCACCGCGCTTACGATGAAATTGAGTTACTGAAAAGCGAGTACTACCAGCGACAAGTCGATCGCTTGCTACAAATGGACAGGTGCGCTGCAGCTTTAGCGTTGCTTGTGTTACCTGAAAGGACACGAAGAATAATGCTGAGAAGTCTGCAGGATCATGGGTTCGACACGAGCTTTGCCGTCACTAGCAGACAATCTCGAAAGTTGGTCCAGTGCGTGAGCGCTATGGGAAGATTGGATGTAGCACATTTCCTGTGCACCCTATCTGACGCGGAGAGACTTCCGCTCCTGTATCGCCTACCAGAAGTAATGGGTTACCGAGGGGCAGTCCCCGAGGGGCTCATTGATTCGCTGGCCAAAATTCTACGGCATGCCCGGAACATGGATCGTGTGTTTGCAGAAGTTTATAACGTTGACTCTGTTAACGAAGCTCTACAAACGCACTTCCCTGTTTCCTGGGAAATGTTCGAGGAATTCAAAGCTAAGAAACTCCGGCAAGACCGGGACGCTAACACCCCCTTACGTCATTGTAAGTTTAAGGCATGAATAATTGGAAGTACCAAACCTTGCTCCTTGCTAGTTGCACGGGCATTCTTTTCATTTTGTTATATTTTCAAAGCCTGGTATTGGGCTTTGTGTTTTGCGCTTATGGCTTGCTGTCGCTGTTCGATGATATCGGTCAGATGATCGTCAGATCTCGCAGGGTACGTAAACTCGAACAAGAAGTGAAAAAGTATGAACAAAGCTGAAAGGCGAACTAAATTGCTCAATTACCTCCACAATTTGATGGAAGATGAGCCGCAGCGTTTTAACATTGGAACTTATATTTCGGCCGCCAGTCCGCATGACCTTGAGACTGCACGCGAAGAGTGGCCTGAGCGCCACCGCCGCGGGCGTAAGCTTGAGTGTGGTACGTCTGCCTGTTTGGTAGGCCACCTACCCGTACTGTTCCCGGATAGCTTCTTCTGGAGCAGTGGTGAAAATGTGCGTAACGCCTTGGTAAGGCTAAAGGAAAATAATGAATTTGTCTGTGAGATGGTCCTGGAGGATTTCTTCGGATCTTCTGCGGAAAATTGGAAAATGATCATTTACCCCGAGCATTACCAAAAACCGCCCACACTCCAGGATGTCCTGGACAGGATGTACGAACTGCACGAAGAGGAACTTGTTTGTAAAGACTATGAGTAAATACCCTTACAGTGTTGTAAGTACGACCCGCAAGTTGGAGTACGCCCTCAATAATGCTGTGCGGGACGATGTCTGGTACAGTGCTTGGGCGCCTTTGATAACCCGTGGAAACTCACACCTTGCGACTGGTATCTGTAATCACATTTGGGAGAATCTATATAGCCAGGTAACCGACAATATCGTGAACAACATTCGGATCTATTTCCCAAATGATGGTGTCGAGCCCCGATGAGAGATTTATCTCAAGGCACCTGCATCGAGAATAGTTCCCATATTTTGGATATAGCCCAGATCAAGGTCCGGGATCGTATGTTGTTGGAGTTATTACCAATAATCGACGGTGTTATCTGGGATAACCTACATCCTAATACCGCTCCCCACGTGTCGAGTGAAGTTTGGGAAAATGTCTTGACCAATGTTTGGGATAGTATGATAAGGCCGACGCACCTCGCAATAAAAAACGCCTTTCATAATGACAGATAGCCAGCAGCAGAGGCAGGCAGATCCAGTTATCTGGGAAGATATGTGGGAGCATGCACGCGAAGAGGAATGGAAAAATGTGCGGCGCGATATTTGGCAGCATTGCTGTAATAATATTACGTCGCCCATCTGTCATACATTTCTTGGATATTTAAGGACTCCTGTATCCGTGAGTATACGAGCTATATCTAATGCGGTACAGGACAACACTGAAACACTACGTACACATGATTACAGATGACATCATAAGTAATTCCTATGCCCTGATCGTGGAAGTTCCCGTCAGGAATTGGGAAGACACACATGTTAACGCCGTAGCCGATATTAGTGGGGAATTGATACCCTGCAGACGGGGGCCTTTATGGGCTCCTGTTATCGAGCTTGGAACAGGTCATATCCTTAATTGGAATGAATCCGCACCCACTGAGGTACGTGTTCATTATAAAGTGACCGATGAAGGAAATTATTGGTTGGCAGACCAGACACTAAACAAAATCGCCAAATGGCGGGATGAGTATGTGCCTGACCATATTCTCTGTACCGCCGATCGCGGATACGGAGACTACATCATCATGCAGATTGAAAGCGGAGGTATAATCAAGAATTGGGTACCTCCCATACTGGATGAGCAAGATTGGAACCCCTTGAAATAAAAAATGTATCAGAAACAAATAGAGCGGCTACAAAAGCTCATCAAGCATTTGGAGTATATTGCTGCTACAGAACCCAGAACCTTCAATTTGAAGCAATGGTTCGTAAGCGCAGACATGTCTTCATGTGAAGAGGCGATAGCGCAATGGGCAGAGCGATACGAGAAGCAGCAACCTTTAGGATGTGGAACATCCGCCTGCGTAGTGGGACACTTACCATTAGTCTTCCCGGAAGATTTTGAATGGGAATTACAGTCTATCCCACTTATGAGCGGAGAACAGCAAGCCTATGTTTGTGGAAAAGGGTGTGTGGCTCATGGAGATGTTACTTGCGCTACTCTGGCAGAGTACTTTGGAGGTAACTCCTCTGTTTGGGGCATGATCATCTACGAGGATGAATATGAGGAATCCCAAATGGTCTGGTATCCAGAAGGAACAATTGAAGTCCCCGTACAGGAGGTCACTAAGCGTATTAAGGATGTCCTGTTCGAAATCGAAAACACCCCAGCAGGGCGTACCCCGGACTGGACTAACCTCAACTGGAGAAGCTCCGACCGCATTGTAGAATGGACAACACCTTAATTGCTATTCTGTTTGGGCATTATTTGGGAGATTACCTCTTCCAGCCACGTCACATGGCTCGTAGGAAGATCTACAGCCCGTGGGTCTGTGTGATGCACTGTGCGATATATACGGCGTGTACAGTGCTGTCTTTGGTGCTGTGGGACGTCTGGACGCTATCTGACCTGAACACTCGCACGCAAGATATCCTTATCTTCAGCGCGTTCGTATTCGGGAGTCATTACCTGATTGATAAGACATCCTTCTTCCGCTCATGGATGAAGTTTGTCCTGGGAGAGGACTTGGCAGATTATATCAATCTGGAAACCAGGAGCAAGAAGTCAGACAGGATCAATGTTGTCAGGAATACGTTCAACACCGTTACCTACGTAGTTCTAGATAATGGCGCTCATATTTTCTTGAGCTTGTTGATGTTGGAAGTCCTGTTCGGTTAGCGGATAGCTAAAAAAACACGGTCTAATAAATAGCGCAGCATTTAAAATAATGCTGCGCTATTTTTATTTATATCCTCTGCAATTTAATTGCGAACCTTCCTACGAACTTATGGATATTATCGAGTTCGTGTATGGATGATTAATAGGAGGATATTTAAATAAAATTGACCATGTGTTTATTCATAATTCAGGCAGAATTATGAATAAATGATCGAGTGAAAACACGAGACGCATTTTTTGTCTAAGTACAACATAATAAAATACTTATGAATGATGCAGTAGAAATACGTATAGAAGATTTGATACAGAATGCGAAAATAGCCCATTCACGAGAACCTTGGGGTATTTTACATTGCGAGGAACAAGAAATCATAGCCTGGGTCCGTTCACGCCATGAAGCGCATATGACCTGGCGTTGTAAACGTTACAAGCATGGCATCCCGGGCCACGTAAAATTCAGTTCGTCTGGCCGTTCAATGCAGCAGATTAACATGCTGTACTACGGACACTATCTACCCGAAGAATGATCATCCTGGGTGAGCACTTCCGCAGCGCCATTATCCTTCACAGTATCCAAGATGGTGTCGCAAGCAATGTCTGGGACAATGTTCAATGTAATTTCCAGACCGATGCCCGGCATAATGTGACTGTCAGTATCCGGGATGATATCTGGCATAAAGTCTGGAGTAATGGCATGAGCAATGTTCGTAATGATGTTACGCGTCATGTCCTGTCCCACTTTCCAAAGAATAACAAATGAGCGCCAACGAAGTAAACGACATCATCTTCGGAAATATCTGGTACAAAATCCAGAGCGATATACACCGCAATGTTCTTAACTCTGTATATAATAATGCCCGTGATAATGTCTTGTACGCTGTTCTACACAGTGTCGCACGGGATATTCGGAATAATGTCGAGAATATTGTCCGTTATAGTGTCTCTTCACAGATTAAAAAACATACCGAATGAATGCTGAAGAAGTGAGAAAGAGCGTCTGTAGCAATGTCATGCAAAATGTCCGGAACAATGTCTTGTCTGACACCGAGTCTATTGTCTGTCACAATGTCGATAATAATAACGTACGGACCAATGTCTGGAATAATGTCCGGCATAATGTCGAGGACAATGTCTGGGGTAATGTCCGGAATAATGTCTTGGAGCATGCCGTTTTACAAATTCGCACACACATCAAATGCACCCGGAAGAGGTGAGAGAGATTGTCTGGTACAATGTCGATGATAATGTCCGGGATAATGTCTGGATTAATGTACGGTGCAATGTTCCGGATAATTTCGGAAGGAATGTCCGGCATAATGTCCAGTTTAATGTCGAATCTAATGTTCAGGAAAACGTTCTTTTACAAGTTTACGCGCATATCGAATGAATGCTAACGAAGTAAGTGATATCATCTACGAAAATATCTGGGACAGCATCCAGTATTCTGTAACAGATGCTATCCATGTTCATGTCAGAGATAAAATCTGGACTGATGTTTGGTACAGTGTCCAGGATAATGTTGAGGAGCATGTCCGGAATAATACCCAGGACATACATGCCAATATCTGGCTGGAGTAATAACTAATGAACGCTAACGAAGTTAAAGCCTTTGTGCATGTTAATATTTGGCGCAATATCCAAGATGGTGTCGCAAGCAATGTCTGGCGTAATGTCCGTGATAATGTAGAGGATAATGTCGCGTATACCGTTCTTCATAGTATCTCACACAATATTCGGAGTAATGTCGTAGGCAATATTTGGCGTAGTATCCAGCTCAATGTAGAGGACAGCGTTGATGATAAGGTAATGTTAATTATCCGGGAGGAGGTCTGGTCTAATGTTCATAATGTTCAAGACAATGTTCTAAGCTATGCAAGCGCCATTCTATGATGTCTTTGAAGATGTCTTTTCACATTTTCAAACAAACGAATAATGAATGCTGATGAAGTAAGAGCCAGTATCTACGATAATGTTATGAATAACGTATCTCGTAATGTCCTGGCTAGGGTCTCCTACAAAGTCGACCGTAGTGTCGTGAACAATCTTTTGGGCGACATATGGTATGATGTCCAGGATAATGTTTGGAGCCATGTCTGGCGTAATGTCGGCGACAGTGTCCGTACTTGTGTCTATGATAATGTCTTTGACGATGTCTTTTCACATTTTCAAACAAACGAATAATGAATGCTGACCAAGTAAGAACCAGTATCCGGAATAAGGTCCTGAGTGATGTGTGGAGTAACGTTCAGGACAATGTCTGGAGTAATGTCTGGAGTAACGTGTGGAGCAATGTCGATGATAATGTCTCCGATAATATTATGAATAATGTGTGGAATGACATCGCACACAATGTCCTCCCCCAAATGCGAGCGCGTATCGAATGAATGTGGATGAAGTAAGAACCAGTATCCGGAATAAGGTCCTGAGTGATGTGTGGAGTAACGTTCAGGACAGCACCCAGTATTCTGTAACAGATGCTATCCATTTTCATATCATAGATGAAATCTGGGTGGATGTTTGGCACAGTGTCCAGGATAACGTTGAGGAGCATGTCCGGAATAATATCCAGGACATACATGCCAATGTCTGGTGCCAATGTCTGGAGTAATAACTAATTGTCCTCCCCCAAATGCGAGCGCGTATCGAATGAATGTGGATGAAGTAAGAACCAGTATCCAGTACAAGATCCTAGGCGATGTACGTTACAGTATTTGGAATAACTTCCTTGCTAATCTACGGCGTAACATCGACCGCAATGTAAACGCTAATGTCCAGGCCAATGTCCGGCTCAATGCCCACTCTAATATTTACCGCGATGTCCATAGCAATGTGGCTGATAGTGTTCGTAACACCTCTTACATAACAAATGAATCTTGAGGAATTAAGATCCAATATCCAGCACAATATCTTAAGTGATGTCTGGGATAAAACTTGGTACAATATAAAAGTTAATTTATGGATTATTTTCCTGCGTGATGTTAGCGATGATTTACGAGATAATATCAACGGTAACACTCAGTTTAAAGTCAGAAAAACCATCGAGCAAAATGTCAGCATCAGAGTTGATAATGGCTTTGACGATGTCTTTTCACATTTTCATACAAACAAATAATGATCAGCTCCGATGAAGTAAGAAACAGTATTCGGTATATTGTCCGCGCTAGTGTATCTTATAACGTCTGGAATGATGTCTTGAATAATGTCGAAGCCAATGTCTCCGATAGTGTGCGCCAGAATATATGGACCGACTTGAGGTTTCATGTCGCAGATAAAATCTGGGCTAATGTTGCGGGAAATATCCTCGCGCATATTAAAACACATACTTCATGAACTCCGATGAAGTAAGAGCCATTATCCATAACGATATCCAAGAGGATGTCGGGCTTAATATAAGGACTAACGTCCAGGGTAATCTCTCGCATAGTTTGCGTGTTAATGCGGCGCACAACGTTTGGCAAAATGTCTGGGACAACGTTTGGCAAAATGCCTGGGATAATGTTTGGTTCAATGTCCGCACACATGTGAAAACTCATAAAGAATGAACGCCGACGAAGTAAGAACCATTATTCAAAACAACCTTTCACACGATAGCGGGTTTGCTTTAGAGTCTTGTGTCGAGAATAATGTTCAGGATAATGTCCTTGTTAATATCACGAATATTGTCTGGTACAGCGTCTGGTACGACGTGCATACCAATATTCTTGTTAATGTTGGGAATGTCGTCCGAGCCATGTCCCCCCACATGTTAAAACAAATACTGAATGAATGCTGAACAAGTAAGCACCATTATTGTGCGTAATATTCGCCATGAGGTATGGGATAGCATTTGGTACAATGTAAGAGGTAATTTATGGCGCAATGTCGAGCGTAGCGTATCTCACACCATACGGAGCAATGTCCAGACCGACACATGGGTCGCTTTCGCGCATGATGTCCGCGCGTACCTCGACGTGCATTTTGATGACTGCTGAAGAAGTTAAGACCGTTATTCAGAATAATTTAATGAATGACGTCCTGTATATCATCGAGTGTAATGTCCTGGATAATGTAAAGGACAATATCCTTAATGATATTGTGAATAATCTTGAGCATAAAGTCTGGAATAACATATGGATTAACGTCCGGTACACTGCCCTTTTTAGACATACATCGAATGAACGCCACAATAGCTAGATCTATTATTAGGGAACATATACAAGATAATATTCGCGCCACTTTAGATCGTAATATCAGCCGAGAAGCCTCGGACTTTATAAAAGATAATGTTCGCTTCGATGTACGTTATTATGTAGAAGAGAATTTGTGGCGCACTGTCATGGGTAGAGCCGCGCGGATTGCCCATTCACAACTTTACATTGGCTTAACGCATGGAGTCTAGAGAAGCGAGAACTGCTATCCAGGATAATGTCTTAAACGGTGTCAGTGACATTGTTTGGGTTAATCTCTGGTCCAAGATACAAAACAGTTTGAGGCAGAGCGTTTACGCTAACCTCCCGGTGGAAGTCGCGCATGAGGTCTGGGATGCCTTGCAGAATACTGTCTGGGGCAGTGTCCTAGATAATGTATGGCTGGTTGTGTACGGCAATGTCAACATGTCCATTAAAACACATATCCCAAATGAACCCGTACCAAGTAAATAATTCCCCGAAAAATGTCCAGACTAATATCTGGGACGACGTGCGATCTAATGTCTTACTCAATGTTAATGTCTGGCATAAGGTACGGGGGTATGTTGAAGATAATGTCAGAGATAATATCTGGGACGACGTGAGAGCTAATGTCGCGCTCAATGTGCATCTTAATATCGCGAATAAAGTCTTATCTGCTTGGACAGAGCAGATGCAGCAATTTACACACGTACGAAATGAAATTTGACGAAGTAAGAAATATTATTGACCGAAGCGTTCGTGAGAATGTCGAGTATCATGTATGGAATAATTTAATTTGCAATATTGCGATCGATGTACCACGCACTAATACCGTGGGTCGTGACGATGTTGACTACAATACCAGATGCAATGTCTGGAATAATGTGCGCATCGGTGTCAGGTCCGTGGTCGTGAGAACTTTATTGGCCTACGATGACCGCACACCTCAATTGCCTTTTTAGTAATGATTGATCCAGAAAAAGAATTCGTAATGCCCCTCGTACACTTGAACGGGTCTGGCAGAGAAAGACTGCTACGAGAATATGAAGCTGCCTCAGAAACCTTATCAGCTTTCATTGAGAGCTGGAGGGACGTTACATTCCATCCCCGGGATTATTATCCCCTAGGAGATAGCGCGTGGGACCAAGCCAGAGCGGATAGGATGGAGATGTCGGAGAAATTATCCGATATCAAAAACTACATTGATACCCATTTGCAGAGTATTTTTTCTGACAATGAGTGACCGCATTCGGAATCTTGTCTACGTAAGCGTCCATAACAAAACCCATGAGCTGGGGCAAATTTTTACGAGCGCGTTGCTACAAGAAGAATGTAAGTACGGTGAAAATGTGTCTCCCCTCAGACAAAGCCTGGCGCGTTACAACTATGTCATTGTAACTCAAGTCTACGCGCATATGGATGACTTAAAATATAATGTGGGAGACTTTATAGGTACCTTCCCTACATCCTGAATGTTGCTTATCCTTTTATTATGTCTGCACCTTTGCTCCGGATTGCGTGTAACAGCGTCTCTGAACGCATCACTACGGAAATATTAGACACCCCTTGCTGCGTGATTTGCTTTGATCTGTTGGACCACATACGCGACGACCTGGTACCGTATCACGTTGTTTGGGGCGCTGTGCGCGCGCCCGTACGTGCCCAAGTTTGGGAAGCTATTAGAGGAGAAACCGCAAATTTTTGTTGCTATGAATACTGACACACAATCAGGTTTTACTGTGACTCAACGTCGCAGGGTCGAGGATGCGCTGCACTTTGCCCGTAAGCATGAGCAACGGGTTTGGGGAAGCGGTAACGACCATGAAAAAGCTCGCGCAGAAGTCGAGCGATTGGAGGCTATTTTGAAATCTTGGCCGAACGTAGATTAATCATTGAAGATATGTCCTATGTTTCTTTTGAAGACGCTGATGAACGTAGATTGCTCATCGAAGATATGTCCTGGATTGCGGTTGAAGACGCTGTCTCGTACTGGGGTTTGAATCCCTTGCAGAATTGGAGCATCCATAACGCTCCTCATGTGTTACAGGAGCAGGAGCTATTATCCTTCGTAAGGTTCTATACGCGTAACCATTTCCACGCTCAAAAAAAGCTTTCGGCGCGAAATAGCCCCGACAGCAATATGATTACGATGAGTGTTATATGATTTTGTAGAGGCGTCGATTATTAATCGTTGCCTCTTTGATTGTTTCTCAATAAACTGGTTTTATTGGGAAATTTGCGCAAAAGATTTGCAGGTATTCAGGAAGGTATCTGTAAGTCTCAATCCTTAAACTTCCTTCACAAGAATGATAACATCACTCACCCCGGAACAGGAAGCCCTGTTCCCCGAATATGTAAAGAAATGGACGGATGTCGGCACCGATACGTGCCGACTTGACCCGGTCACGACCGAAAAGATTATTCACGACTTCCAGGCATTAGTCCTGGACCGAAAGGCCACACCCGTTGTGATCGTGGAGAATCCGATCGAAGCCTGGATTGCGTGTAACTACAGCGTACTGGGGTCTAAGCCCGAGGAGCTGCACGAACGCTTGAAGGAATACTTCACGGCCGAGGAGAAACCAATCCAGGTTGCCTCGCCTGTGTTCCCCTACCAAGAAGGATCGTTTTCAACCGCGATCTTCTCTTACTACGACTATATCCTGCGGGAGTTGAAGCTGCCGCTGGATGCTACACTCATGCGTAAGTATGAAGCCTGGGAGGCCACGTGCCAGCTGGGTTTCATCTACCCCCTTGAGACTGTGTGTATCGTCTCCCAGAAGCCTGCCAGCATCAAACTGGACGACGAGCATAGGCTTCACTGCGACGGGGGCCCCGCACTCACCTACGCTGGGTACGGTAACTTCAATATCTACTCGCTCCACGGCGTAACCGTGGATCAGTACCTGGCTGAGACGCCCGGCGAACAGTTGAGCCTGGACTACTACCACACGATCACCAACGCCGACCAGCGTACGGAGTTCGTCCGGAAGTTCGGTGTTGAGCGTATGCTGGAGCTCGGTAAGAAGATCGACTCTCATGAGAGTTACAATGAGGAGTGGTGGACAAAATCGGAGTACGAGCTGTGGGATATGGCTTGTCTTTTCGAGGGCGTCTCGTATGCTCCGCATCTGAAGATGCTTAACCAGACCACAGGGATCTGGCACGTAGAGGCGGTGTCCCCCTCTTGCGAAAATCTCGCCCAAGCGATCAGTGACCGCATGGGTGACTTCCAAATCATCAACATCAAATAATCTGATCCTACACCATGAAAGAAAATACACCCAAAGCCAAGGCCGTTCTCCACGGAGAGGCCATCATCTTCGAAGCGAGCATCCCCGCTTCGGCCCGCCCTGTGCCCGCACCCACCACAGGCTACCGCATTATCGCGCCGTCGGAAGTGACGGGCAACCACCACGTCATCGACTGCCCCAGGGGCGTCGAGTTCCTGGAGGATGACGGCAAGTTCTGGATGAAGAGCAGCGTGCCTACACAGGTGCGTTGCCTCCTCCCCTCCCGTCACGACAGCATCACGCTGCCTCCTGGGGAGTACGGATTCGGCATCCAACAAGAATATGACTACATTGCGGAAGCAAAACGCAATGTGGCTGACTAACATTCAGGAGCAATCCTGATACGGAAAAGGGGCCGGGTTCGTAGCCCGGCCCCTTTTTTTATCTTTCCACTAATGGCAAACGCATCAATGACCCCTGGTAAAAGGGCATATTTTATTTTCCAGGAATATATTAATGTTGCTGTGTGGGACGCGTTACACAATGGCGGGCTGCTTAGTATTGGGATCAGCGCCGCAGAGCATAGCAGATCCACGGCGGAGAAGGTAGAGCTCAATACACGCAGCATGCTTCGGCCGCAGAATGATTCCTTCAAAGAGAAATGTCGTGAGGTGGTGCACTCACATTTCGCACCTGCAAACAACAAATGAATCGTCGCCAAGTTAAAAAAGTAATTCACGACCATATTATTTTTGATTCTTCTTGTAAAACCATCTCAGACTTGTCTCAGGCTGTGGTGGATGCACAAACTTCCCTAGGGCTCAATGCGCCGATATCAGCGTGGTGCTGCTTAGGACTTTTCAAGCTTGAGCTCCTACACTGGGAAGTGTCTTCTCCTGTAAAGATTCATTCCGCTCGGGCGTCCGCTAATGCCTATGAGGACTTCTTTCCAAAAACCAATTCTGAACGCCCCGCTTAATTCGCAGGCATGAATCATTATCAAGCTAAAGAATTAATTCGTATCACCTCTGGATATCCCCCGCAATCCATACCGATATACCGCGCTGTCGCAGATGAACTTTTATTACAAGGCTTAGATTTTATAGGCGCTGCACTGCCGTACGAGCTGCGTGCCGTGGATGATACTGCGCATAATCTTTCCTCTGCGGTTTGCCGTACCACGGTACAGAGTTTCAAAATAAAACCTTGACCTACAAGATTTAGATCTTATAAATGCGGAACTTTTACTACCAACGACTATGAATACAGAATCAGAGATGAATTCCGAAGCGGTGCGTCCCAGGACTTACACCAAGTGCGTGAGCTGTCATGCAGAGAAACCTAACTTCAGTTCCCGGTGTCAGTCTTGCGCCGATAAACACCGTATTAAGAACCGGGAGGCTTATTACATCAAGAAATATGGCAAACTACCTGAAAACGATGTTACTCGCGGTAATAGGCCAACCCTGCGGGATCAGCTTCTTAAGTTACTCTCCGACGGACAGCCCAGGACATCCAAGCAAGTCCGAGAAGAGTTAAACTGGGCAGCAAGTACGAGCATCGCCAAGACGTTGAGTGACATCAGCGATTTCCTTCGTGACTCAGGAAGTTCCAGGCAACTTGTCAAAACTCCCCTGGGCCTTTCTAAACGTAGCGGAGTGCAGTGGCAGCTTCGCACACAAGACAATTAAAGTTGTTCTTATCGCACTTAATAACAGTTTTAATTACACTTATTTATAAATGAGTCGCAACATAAACTACTGCGCGTGCGGGATTGAGATTTGGCAAGACCAAGAACTCTGTACGCATTGCAAGGCCCTTAACCTCAAAGACAAAAATGACATGACTAGTTATTACTACGTGTACCGCGTCGGGAATAGGGCGCCGACAATAAAGCATCCTACGCTGGCGAGTGCCGCGAATGAAGCGGAACGGTTAGCCAACCAGCACCCCGGAGACACTTTCGAGATCCTGCAATGTCTCGCGATCACCAGGACTGTGATGGCGAAAACCTTCTGGTTGGACGGAGTTACCCCGCCTACATCTGTTTGATAACTGAATGCATGGTTCTCGTCGCGAGGCACCAAAACAAAACCATGAAAGGGCAAATCAAATGAGTCTGGACATTAGTTTACAAGGACCACCGGTAAAGGTGGATTGCTATTGTTCGTGCGGCGAACATAAACATGAGCGTGAGGAGCCAGCGGAATACTACACCGCCAACCTCACGCATAATCTCACCGAGATGGCGGCTGAGGCTGGAATCTACGAGATTCTGTGGAGACCGGAAGAGGTTGGAATTACCAAAGCTTCAGAACTAATCGAGCCCTTGCGCACAGGGCTTGCTACGTTGCTGTCTGATCCGAATAGATTCAAAAAGTTCAATCCGGCGAATGGGTGGGGCGACTACGAATGTCTTGTGAAATTCGTGCGTGGCTACCTCGCGCATTGTGAAGAAACTCCAAACGCAGAGGTTGTTGTTTGGCGCTAACGAACCAAATGAATGATACGCCAACACCAGAGATGGAAAGGGTAATCGCCAAAATAGGCGATTAAAACGAGTAATTTCAGATTACTCGCAGAGTATGACGAATTAGCAATTATGAGTGGAGGATATGAGTAACGAAATGAGTGATACACCGAGAACCCAAAAAGCATACGCTTTGAGTCTCGACGATACCGGCGCGGTGACGCGCATGGAGCCTATCTGGGATGAGATGCAAGCCCTTGAGCACCAACTGAATGAAACGAACAAAAAGCTTGAAGAAACAGAGATCGCACGATGGAACCTCGCTGGGTTGTATCAAGCCGCGATCCAATCGCATGCAGCGACCAGAAAACAACTCGAAACAATTACGCAAATGAAAGAACAAAACGAAGAACTATTACAAGCCGCGCTAAAGCTCGTGGAATCTATTAAGCCATATTCCCTCAGTGAAGAGGAACGCGCACTTATCGAGGTTATTGAGCAACACCGCCCTCACCAAATCCAAGCAATCCAAACAACTATGAACAAAGAACAAATGCGATTCCAGGCGGCGGCAATGGCGATGCAGGGGCTTTCGAGCAACTATCAATGGGGTGTGAATCGAATGAAGTCTCTAAAGCCTGACGAAAATCTAGAGGCTGCAATTGCTGGCGATTCTATCGAACTTGCCGACGCCCTCCTATCCGCCCTGTACCCAACTGGTAAGGACAAGCACGGCTATTGCGATCCATGCACGGGCGCGGACATGGAAGATGGTCCCGGCGAAATGCTCGCGAGTATCACCCCTAAATGAAATTTTCTTCAAAGAAGCTTTTTCTTAAACGAGAAAACCCTCTCTGAGAGGAAAACGATCTACAAACCGCCCCCAGGATGGGGAGTACTATTCAGAACATATTTACCCACACAATCACACCAACATTTCTAATCCTACCCAATTATGAGAGTAAACGAATACAAGATCATCTCCGAGGCCGTTGAGCGCGGAGTCAACTGGGGCTTTATCAGGGCCACCAAATATGCAGAAGCGCCGTCTTTAGACGCTCAAAAAGACGAGATTGTAAAAGCAGTCATGCTTGAGATCTGCGACAATTTCATTTTTTCTGATATTCCGGAACAAGCCGAGCAAGAGTAAATGAGATGGTTAAAGAACCTAGCAACGAGCACAAAATAAGAACCACCCCATGGATAAGGAGTTAGAGCGCGCTATTAAGGAAGTGATTGAGGCCACAGAAGCGGCCGCCGGATGGGCGTCCCGGGAAACACGCCTGGACACCATGGAGCTTTTCTGTGCAGTGTATCAGCTGAAACGTGTTTACGAGCGGTTTATCAAAGACCCTCCTAAAACAAAAAGAAATAGGAAAATAGCTTAGCACCGTAGGTGCAGTATGATCAAAGTATCTACAATGTAATACGGCCGACCTTTGCTAGCGCACATAAACAGAAAATAAACCTATTTAAAGTTTGTGTTGTTTGCGGTGGTTTTATAAGCCGAGCAGGATTAACTTGCGGCTGCAAACCCCCAACTAATTTGCGTGAAAGCTATACCACCTACCCCATCTGCGCGTGTGTTTGTGGAAGCCTTTAAGAAAACGCAAAAGCTTCTAGGGATCACCCACTATCGTGTGCGTTTCGAGTCTGACCCAAAAATGGTTAGTTACGCCTCGATCAGTCGGGATGCCGAGGCATGTACCGCCTACGTGTGCTACAACATTAAGTTAATGCAGCAAGACAATGTTGTGTTTTCCACTGCGGTGCACGAGGCGTTACACATGTTGTTGTACGACTTACGATGGGCACAGCAATCTGCCTCAGACCATGTCGCTGACGTGGAAGATGAGCGCATCGTAAGCAGACTAGAACCTTTAATCATGAAAGCTATTTTCCCGCAAGAAGAGGGTACGTGAAGTATGACCAAACAAGATACCCCACCCTGCCCGGACGTTTTGCATGCTAAAATTAGTGAGGCTTACGCGTTACTCGTGGATGCCTCTACGATCTCCGTGCTCACCAAGCATGAGAGTGCAGAAGAATTATTTGACGCAATTGACTGTCTGAAAGCCGCTTTTGTGTGGCTACAAAAACCTATAAAAAACAATGGCTAATTACTACTGTGAAGGTTCCGGTGTACTGGAACTGCCTAAAGATAAGATCGAACAGGCTAAGGAAATTATTGCACGAGTATCCGAGGAGCTCGAAGAGGAAGACGGGTTCTTGGGAGTAGATATTGTGGTTGAAGAGGAAGGTATATGGTTTCGTCACGAAGAGAGTTTAATGCCCTCGCATGTGGAGCGTATAGCCTCCTGCCTATTAGATGAGCTGGAGATCGACGAGCCCTTCTACTTCACGTGGGCCGAAACTTGTTCTAAGCGCCGCGTGGACTCTTTCTCCGGTGGTGGCTTCGCTGTTAAACGCGGGCACGACTCGCATTGGGTACATGCATCCTCCGTGCGGGATCATGTGTTTGAAAGTTGAATACAATAATCTGTTATGAATCGCATTGTAAATGAACTTACCAGGGCTTCCCTCAAGAAAGCTCATGTAGAAAATATGTTTCCTTCTGTCCCGTTTCATGTGATCAACGTCTATGATGACCTGGTCGCACACCCAGAAGGTGCTACTACTGCCCAGATCGCGAAGCGGCTCGGTGTTAGTGGCTCTGAAGTACGCAGAGGCGCGGAAACCTTGGCTTACGCTCTGGTTACTTACGCTCCGGACGCAGACGATAAACTTGCGCTTGTGAAAACACGCGTCAGAGGACCCAGGAATGGTGGTATGTGGACCACGCATTACAAAATCAAAATATCAGAATCCTGCATGGCAGCGTTGACCTCATGAAATTTCTAAACCCAGTAATTGCTGCCAGTGTGTTGTTCCTTGGGGCCTGTACTCATCGTACTGGTGTACATCACGCAGAGCATGGGGTGGCTTCCTGGTACTCCACCGCAACCAACGGGCCGACTCCTACGGCGACTGCTAGCGGTGTACCTCTTCGGAATGAAGCTATGACGGCAGCGCACAAAACACTACCCATGGGTACCCGGGTGCGCGTGTACTGCCTTCGGACAGGTAAAAAAATAGACGTAACGATCACGGATCGCGGACCCTACATCCGGGGACGCATCATTGATCTTACGCCTGCGGGAGCTAAGGCGCTCGGTTTTTACCACCGAGGGATCACCAATGTAAGGATTGAAGTCGCAAGTGAATCTAAAGCTCGCGGCTCGATATTCTCAACTCCTCCCCCGTATGGAAACTGAATGGTACTATTTTTGGTGCTCCCTTATGGGTAACTGTTATTATGGTGGTAGTCTAGCTTATGAAAGAGCTCAAGAGGATCGCCTCGCTTATGTCAAAGCGGGGCACAAGGTGGGTGAAATTCTGCACAAGACTTAAAAACGTCGCGCTCACCTACCTGCTGTTCCTGGCAGGTGTGACAGCTATTATTTCTACTGGCTGCACTCTTGTCGGCGTGTCTTTTGCGTACCACACCTTAAAGTTAAGGCTTGGTACGCCACGACATCGAAAAATTCTGTGATGTGACTTGATCTGCGTACGGGCTGTTGTAAGTATCCAAGCATGAAAAATCCTATAAGCGAATGGTTGGACGATTACGCAGACCGTATGGAGGTCAGTCTTTATTGCATGGAACCGCGAAGCGTTTACGACTCCGCAGTTGTCGGCGTTGTAAACGAGCAAGTGGTTTATGACCGCAACATGGTAATTAGTATTCTAATGAGAGACATGGAAATGGACGAAGCTGAAGAGTTTCACTACACGAATCAAGACTCAATGGGACTCTTTGGGTTCCTGGACCGCCCTGCCAGCATCTTCGATGATGAGCAAATGGGTGGTATCCCGTTGGACGACATTGAGTCTAGTCTGAACGTTATGCTTGGTATTTCTCCTGCTGTGGACGCCGTACAAGCTCTCAGCAAGTTGGAAAGCAAGGCCATCGATGTTGACACATCGCTGAACTGACACCGGCAACCCATAGTGGTTGCGGGTTATATATTATTGGTGAGGCTTATCGGCTATCACCTGTTAGACGCGGAGCGCATGTCCAAAGTGCGCTCCGTTTTTTTATCTGTACAGAATGAAAATTGAAAATCTGCGAAAGCAGCATCACAAAGCAAACAGCAAATTGTGCCGCAGTAGGCACTTGTTCTATTCCATGTATTATGGAGACCTGATCCGGTTTATCGGTAACAATAAAGATTCGACCAAGCGCATGTTAGCCCTTGCGATCTTTATGCGTACGAAAGGCTTATATGCCGCTTCCAGTTCGTACGCGAGCATTACCATGTCGGTTGCTCGTAATCTGGCGCGCGTGCGCGAGGAGCGTACCGGTAAGAGCCAGGACCTGTGGGTAATATTCCACGAGTCCCGGGTGGATAGGACGGTTATGGAGTTCAGGAAAAGCAAGCAAGCTGCTTAAGTAACGGCTTAAAAGTGTTTGCTATCCGCGATATTGTTTGTCTAGTTTGGGCGCCTGGCCATCCCAGGCGCCCAAACACCTACAACCGTAATAAAGTTTGAAATGCACGATGCGTATTTATGGTTTAACAACCAACTCCAAAACAACGACGTTTTTTCTGGTGTAATCGGGGGCTCCGTGGCAGCCAGTCTACTTTTCAGTTTACGTTCGTTACCTTACCAAATGTTCCTCGGACTCCGGTGGATTTTTTTTAGGTTTTGTACAGTTGAAGTGACTCTTACCAACGCAGATCTGCACCAATACACTTTAATCGTTAGTTGGCTAAATACCGTCGTTGGCGACAACAGTAACAAAGTTCATTTAGACTTCGCCTTACAGGGGAGTAATTCGGGGGTTGATCCCGATGAGGATTTCGTACATGCGCATGTACGCTCAAACGCAGTCACTACGTTGGGATACGGCTCTTTCGGCTTTTGGTATAAAGGTATATACGTTCGGGTTAACCGTAGCAGGGAAGAAGACAAGACAGGCGCCGAGCTTCGCAAGTCGGAAATTCTAAAGCTACGTTTCTGGACGCGAAAGCGCAATGTACTGGAGGATATCATTGCTGCCTCTAAAGCCGACGCACCTCCCCGTATTTACATCTCCAAACCTTGGGGCGCGTGGAGTGCCAGCAATTTACTAACTACCCGTAGCATTGATACGGTAATTCTACCTGCGGAGCAGAAGAGCCGCATTTTGAAGGACCTAGAGTGGTTCTTCGAAAACAAAAATTTCTACAACCAGCTGGGGCTATCCTGCTCACGCGGGTATTTGTTTTATGGGCCGCCCGGAACAGGTAAGACCACGTTAGTGCGGTCCCTGGCGTCGTATTTCAAGAAGAACTTGTTTGTGATCTCACTGGCCGACGTGGATAGTGATTCTAGCTTGTTGCAGTTGGTGGTAGCAGCTCAGGCCGGAAGTTTCATCGTCATCGACGACATTGACTTACAAGGCGTGGTTACAAATCGCGATGCGGATACTTCCACCTCGAATGGTGCAGGCCCTCGTAAGGTGACACTTGGCGGATTGTTACAGGTACTGGACGGTATCCATGCAGGATCCGATCATGTCATATTCTTAGTTACCAATCGTCCAGAAGCGCTAGACTCTGCGCTAATACGCCCTGGCCGCATTGATCTATGCGAGAAGATCGATCTCCTGTCCCGGGAGGATGGTGATACGATGGCTAGCGCTTATTTTGATGTATCGTATGTTCCCTGCTTGGATGCTCTCACCTTTCCGACCTCCGGCGCAGAGATCGAACAAGTCTTACTGCAAGAATTTAAAAACAGAGGAGTTTCTAGAAATGAGGTCATTTGAAGAATTAAAAGCACTACCGCTTCGGCAGTGGTCTCCCCTGGAGATGTGTAAGGCCGCCATGGATTGGGGATATCCGGAAGACGAACAATCCAGGATGATTACCCTGCGAGACTTTCTCCCTGGGTTGGAAAAGACACTGGAGGAAGAGACGCTGGCTTATTCGGATATGAAACGCATTGATTCGCGTGCCTCGTATCTAAAAGAATGGGAGGAGGACCTGGCTACTATGCAGGATTTAATCGCGAGAGGTATTGCATTTGGGGAAACGCACAATGTGTGGCATTCTGCCGGGCAAACTTGCTCAAAGTGCGGAAATGTACTTTCTAATTTCGAAACCGCAGCGTGTTCGCGATGTCGTCGTTCCGGATTTCGCGTGTGACGAGACTTTACAGGTTCCTGCAGAGTGTTATCATGGGTAATGCTCTCAGAACTAGACGAAAAGAATTTGGCGTGGAAACAGATTTGGCTTCTTACGCAAAAAAATGAGGCTGGTGAGTTTGAATACCGCAAAGGCCTTACCTTGGTAGAGCGTCAGGAGATAATCGACGTCCTCAGAGATTTCCTGGATTACACGCGTTCTATAGAAGTAGCTACTACAGGAAAAGTCCTTGGTCCCGCGGACTCTACGTCCACTGAGGCTAAAGACGATGGTGAAACGCAAGATCAGCCTTCCACGCTACAGATACACGATCCTAAGAGCTATAGCTTTGACGAGAAGCATCTTTGGATTCCTTGGGCCAAGTCCTTACAGTCCGGAGCTAAGCGTGGCAGTTACCCTAAGAAATATCCCGCAGGGTTGGTGCTGCATTGGACGGCAGGGCATCGTAACGGGCTTGAGGCAGGCAATGAAGTCATGCGCAATACCGGTATGTTGTATCTGCTCGGCGACAAAGATGGTAACATCGGACAGTCCGACTCATTGGCCTACCACGGCTACCATGCAGGGGTATCGTCGCACAAATTCGCAAATGGTTATGTCAGCGATGAATGGGTGGGCTTGGAGCTACAAGCCGCCGGAACCCTTAGCAAGGTAGGCGATCAGTACATTCCCTGGTTTAAGAAACCAGTTCCAGCAGAAGAAGTAGTGTACTCCGCCAAGCGTGAGAACATTAGCGCAGGTTACTACCACCGCTACACCTACGAGCAGATGTTGGCGACCAGAAAGCTTGTTTGCTGGCTGCACCTTAATAATCCTTCCGTATTCTCGATCGATCGGGTTTGCGGACACGACGAAGTATCTCCCGGCCGCAAAACGGATCCTGGGGCATCCGTGTTCGCTTATACGGCACCCAACTCTACTGCGGGTAAGGTGATGACGATGTCAGAGTTTAGGACTTTATGTAAGAGTGACGTCGCAAAGATTTTGGCCTCTAGGAAATAAACCAGTATGAAATTGTATGGGAACGCTTGCGCATTACATCATTGAGATACTTAGATTTTCCTGGCAGTGGGTGTATTTGTTTAGCCCGATCAAACTGATAATTGTTCGACAGGGCGAACTGGGCTTTCGCCGCACACTCGGCAAGCCCGGGAAGAATCTTGATGTTAACGGGAGATTTAGGGGTCTTTACTTTGCTACCACAGGACAAACTCTGGATGCGACTTACGCCCTGAATAGGAAAGCGGACATTGGTCCTGTCTCTGTACCTTTGAAGGAATGCATTCCTATCGAAGCGTGGGCTGTCTTAGTCTTCGATATTGAAGACGTTGCTGCCTGGGCTAGTAATTGCGCAGACCCTTCTTGGCTCATAGGAGAGCTTCAGGAAGCGGAACTCCGCGAAGCCCTCATGCGCCACACATACGAAGAGTTAGCGGCAAACATGTACGGCGTTGAGCAAGAGGCAATGCGGCAGGCACAGCAAAGAATTGATGATTTACAATTGGGCGTGCGGATTAAAAGTCTACGCCTTAAACTTTTACAGATTCAGGATAGTACCGCTCAGAATGCTTTGATGTTGCCTCGTTTAGCTTCGGCTATGCAAGCAATTCCTGCGCAATTGACCGACCATAAAAACTTCGCTTCCATGGTTGGTTTACTAGTGGGGGCTAAGCCGGTCGTAACCATGAGCTCCTATTCCGGCTACGCGGTCAACGACGCGCAGCAAGATATAGCAAAGGCTAAATAGAAAGCCTTTTCGCTTAATTTTCTTCGCACCCTTAGCTCAATCGGATAGAGCAACGGATTTCTAATCCGTAGGTTGTGGGTTCGAATCCCGCAGGGTGTGCCACTCTTAACAGAAACAAACAAATGAACTATTCAGATAAATTCTGTTTTATTCAAAAGAAAGAAGATACCTGGATTGTTTCCATGTATCAACGCGAAGGCAACGCGGCCAAACTAATCAAAGAGATTTCCACCTCTTCGGAAGATGAAGCCCGTAAAGCTAAAGAAGAGTTCCTTCAATAAGAAACGCCTTTTAAATGGCGCGTAGCTCACACTGGTGA